TTGATAAGATCATGAACACTGAAGAAATCGAAACTAGTGCAGAGGAGATTAAAGATGAACAAGCAGCTTGCTAAATATACTGATAGAGAATTGTTAGAGTGGATCTACTTATTGTAGATCCATATTCTATCCAAAGTAAATGAGATAGATAACGACGATAAGCAATTCGGAATGAACTTAGCTGCAAATTTATTAGGTAGTGTAGTATATGATGCTCAACCAAGAACTACAAGATATGCAAATTAAAAAGATATAAAATGAAATACTTTACTATAAAAGAATTAACAGAATCTACTACAGCTACAGCTAAGAAATTAGATAATACTCCTACAGAGTAGGCAGAGAAGAATCTAATTACTCTAGTAGAAAAGGTACTTGATCCACTTAGAGAATTGTATGGTAAACCTATTATAGTTAATTCAGGTTATCGCAGTCCAGAAGTAAATAAAGCAGTTAAAGGGGCTAAGACGAGTCAACATGTATTAGGCGAAGCTGCTGATATAACAGCAGGTAGCAAAGAAGAGAATAAGAAGTTATTTGAGTTAATCAGAGATAACTTTGAGTTTGATCAACTTATTAATGAGAATGACTACTCATGGATACATGTATCATATAGAGAAGGAAGACTTAGAAAACAAATATTAAAGCTTGGTAAATAAAGATGGTAAGATTTGTTAATTTTAGAGCAAGTGATATATAGCCCAATCCTGATGAAGTAATGTACTGGGTTGACCTTAATACTGATCCACTTGGTGGTAGTATAAAGGTATGGAATGCAGAAGGATATTGGGAGACTATAAAAGTACTTCAAGGAACTCTACCTGAATTTGAAAACAGAATAAAGAAATGGGTAGAACAACAATTAAAGAACTTTGATGAGCATCTGAATGAAGAGATACGTCAATTTGACGGTAGGATTGCTATCATAAGTTAGGATATAGAGACATTAAAACTAACTAAATAGGATAAACTTATTGCTGGTTCAGGCATAGATATTACCGATAATGTAGTATCGTGTGTACTAGATCTAACTTTATATAAGATAGTATCAGAACTGCCTACAGAAGATATTGATACTACTAAGATATATCTAGTAGTTGATAGTGAAGGTACTCATGGTAATCTCTATAAAGAGTATATCTATGTAGATGGAGAATGGGAGCTGCTTGGAGAATATAAAGCAGATATAGACTTATCTCCATATCTTACTAAGATAGAAGCTGCTGATACTTATGCTACTAAACTAGAACTGCAACAAGAAGTAAATCGTGCAACACAAGCAGAGATTACTGAAAAGAATAGAGCGTTGGCTGCAGAGGAACAACTGTCTAAAGATATTGATGCAGAAAGAGATAGAGCTCTTATTGCAGAAAGAGATAACTTCAACCGTATCATAAATGAAATTGCACGTGCAGAGGCTGCAGAAAAGGCTAACGCTAAGGCAATAGAAGATGAGGCAAAGCGTGCTATAGAAATTGAAACAGCTCTTGCTTCAGGAATGGTAGAAGAACAGAATAGAGCAATTGAAGCAGAAAAACAGTTACAAGGTGAAATATTGGCTGTAGATGCTAAAGTATCTGAACAAGGTAGTTCTTTAACTGATACTATAAATTCTAATACACAAGCTATAGCTGCTGAAACTGCTAGAGCTACTCAAGCTGAAGATAATAATAGGAATCTTATTAATGCAATGGATACAGCTTATAAGGCTGCTGATACTGCAACTAACACTAAATTAGACAATGAGATTACTAGAGCTAAAGCAGCTGAGAAAACAAATGCAGATGCTATAGTAGTAGAAGCGGATCGTAATGATGCACAAGATACTTTAATTAGCAATCTGCAATCAAGTAAAGTTTCTACTGTTAACTTAGTATAGGATCCTGATAATGAGTTACATTATACATTGATGGTAGACTCTACTAATGCTGGTGAAATAAGCATACCTAAAGATAGATTCTTAAAGCAAGCTTATTATGATCCACAGAAGAAGAGCCTTATTTTTATATTTGTAACTGAAGACGGGGAACAAACTGTACCTGTAGATATTAGTGATCTAGTAGATACATATACGGCTGGTAATGGTTTAAGTCTAGCAGACAACAAGTTTAGCATTACTATTGATAGTACTTCTGATTCTTACTTAACTGTAGGAGCTAATGGCATCAAATTATCTGGTGTAGCAGCAGCTATTAACAAACTAGATACTGATTACAAAGCAGCAGATACTGCAACTCTTAGTGCAGCTAAAGCATATACAGATACTAAAGCATCTGATATAACTGATACAGTTACACAACTACAATCAGATATAGAAGCTGAAGAAATTAGAGCTACAGATGTAGAGAATAGATTAGCAGGACAAATATTTGCATTAGACGCTGCAAAACAAGAAAGACTAATTAGTGGTGAAACTATAAAAACTGTTAATGGTAGTTCATTACTAGGAGCTGGTAACATCGTTATTGAAGGCGGTAGTGGAGGAGGAATTGATGATGCTCCATCTGATAGTAAAGAATACGTTAGAAAGAATGCAGCATGGTCAGCATTACCTACTAGATCTGTAACTCCAGTTGCTGATTCGTTAGTATAGAGAGACGGTTCAGGTAATCTGATAATTAATAAAGGTTCCATTAATTTCAACAATAATATGGAATGGTGGATGCAAGTTAATTCTGATGGTAACTTTATACTTAATAGTACTGGTAATGCAAATAAGTTCTTATATAAAGATTATGAAGTAGGAAATCTAAACAATTTGTATGTACTTAGAGAAACGGTTATAGACACTGGAACTCTAGATGAAAATACTTATTATCCTGTTACTATACGTATGGATAGTAAGTACAATAATAGAATAGAAGTGCATACCACATTAGGAGTATCTAGAAAGCCAAGTTGGGCAACGCATGAACAAGGATTCTCAGTTCATTTTGTAGAAGAAGTGTATGCTTTCGCTTATGGAGTAAATAATAAGGTGCATAGAAGAATACTTTCTCATTAGTTCAATTGGACACAAGATAAATCTATTCTACCTATAGGTAGAGTAACTCAGATGGAGAACAGTGGATCAGAGGCAATATATGTTAGAGGTGGAGCAAGATACTATTTTTATACTACAAAAAATGTTTTACCAGTGTTAAGGACTTCAGATTATACAGATAACGGTCAAACAATATCTCCCAAAGCTGCTGCGGACATGACTAATGCTGATTATAGTACTCTTAAAAGAACTATGGTTGAAACTTCTGATACGAATGTTTCTGCTACTGGAGATTCGCTTGTAAAAAGAGATGGTAACGGTAGTATAATAAATATCAGTTATTAGACTACACAAAGAGTAAATGACGATGGAACTATATCTGCTATCTGGGTAGACAATGGAGATGGTTGGTTAAGACGAAGAACTTTATCTAGCTTTAAAACACAAATATCAGGTACAGGACTAAATGCAGATACATTAGACGGTCAATAGGATACATCTTATTTAAGAAGTAGAAGTATAGTTAATAGTAGTAGCACTGATAAAGATCCTTTATGGAATCAAATAGGAGTAAGTCAATATGACGCTACTCTTCCTCCAGACTTAGAAGCTCCATATAACTACGGAGCAGTTGTATCTTTACCAACTAGAGACGCTAGATTAGAATTGTATTATTCTCATCATTCTTCTAATGGAGCCTACGCAGATCATAATAAAATAGGTCTGTATTATAGAACTGGTTGGGGTGAAAGTAAGTTATCTTGGACCAGACTGCTTGACTATAACAATGTAAGTGCTGCAAATGTAGCAAGTAAGATTCCAGTTAGAGACACTAACAAACAGATACTAACTAGTGGTTATAAGAAAGAAGGATCTAGCGCTGTATATTTGCTTACTGGAGATGGTGGTCATATAGCTAAATAGGTAGAAGCTGTAGCAAGTACTGTAGTGCAAAGAGATGGTAGTGGAACAATATATGCTAAGACTTTTGTAACTTCACTAGGAGATGAAGAAACATCTATTGGTTCTGTGTTTATAAGAAACACCACAGATAATAGTTTAAGAAGAGTATCATTTGCTAACTTTAAATCAGCATTAAATATTCCTTCTGCTTACACATTACCAACCGCATCTAGTACTACTTTAGGTGGAATCAAAGTAGGAGCAGGATTATCAATTAGTAATGGAGTGTTATCTGCTAATGGAGGTGGCACAGCTGATTCAGTAGCGTGGGCAAACGTAACAGGTAAGCCAACGTGGATAGGAACTGCTAAACCAACCTATAGATTAGATGAGATAGCATCATCAACTAACCAAACTGTAGATGCTAGTACCACACCTGTATCTAGAAAGAAAATAGTCTATGTCGGTAAATCAGGTAATGGTTGGATAAGTGCAGTTGCATTAGGTATACGAAATGTAAATGGATCATTTGGTCCGGCTGTATTATCATTGGGTACTAAAGATACACCGTCAGATACAGCAGCTATTGATGATGGATGGGTAGATTACCAATTCTAGACTAGTGGTAGAATCGCATCTAAGGCAGGTACATTTGCAGTAATGTCTGATATTCCAGTATCGTTAAAGAATCCTAATGCTATTAAGTTTACAGGAGCAGTTACTGGTACTTATGATGGCTCATCTGCTGTTACTTTGAATATTCCTACTATTGCTGGACCAAAAGGTGATACAGGCGAGAAAGGAGAAAAAGGAGATACAGGAGCTGCAGGTGCAGCAGCAACTATTACTAGCGCTAGTGCAACAGTAGATGCAAATGTAGGTACACCTTCAGTAACAGTAACATTAGGTGGTACTTCAAATGCTAGAACATTCTCATTTGCATTTAAGAACTTAAAAGGTAATACAGGTGCAACCGGTCCTGCAGGAACTACTACATGGTCAGGTATAACTGGTAAACCATCTTGGATAGGTACAAGCAAACCTACTTATACGTGGAGTGAGATTACTAGCAAACCTAGCTGGATAGGATCTAGTAAACCTACATATGCTTGGTCTGAAATCTCAAGTAAACCAAACTTTGCTACTGTAGCTACAACTGGTTCATATAGTGATCTAAGCAATAAACCTACTATTGACAGTTCATTATCAAGTACTAGTACCAATGCTGTACAAAATAAAGCAATATACTCTAAATTTGAGGAAATAGCAGATTCTATTCCAGATATAACTAGTTAGATTATCAGTCAAGCATTGCAACGTATGACTCAGAGTCAATATAATGCTTTGCCTAGTAAAAGTCCAGGAATATTATATATAATTATTGGTTAATATGATTAATAATATTTATATTGGTACAACCAAAGCAGATACCTATTACTATGGCAGTGATTAGGTAGACAGAATTTATAATGGAGATATCTTAGTATATTAGAAGGAAGATGAATATGTATTTACTACAGATACTCCTTCATTGAATTTTGGTTCAACAGATTTTGATGCTTAGGTTCCACTAATTGAATCTTTAAAGAACGGTTTAGACCAACCATATGATTTTGCTATTGCTAGTCACACATGGATAACTGTAGAAATGTTATATAGTCTACCAGATGAAGTTACAGGGTTAATATCAACTACAGCTGAAATTACAGTAGCAGCTAATACTAGTAGTAATTTTAGAATCGGCTAGGTTACGTTTATGTAGAGAGAAAGTGGACAAACCTTAACTATTACTATATCTCAAGAAGGAAATACAGTAACTACTACCTTCTATCCTACGAATTTAAATTTTGAATAGAAGGGGGGCACTAAGTATTGTACTTATACTCCAGAAAACGCATTCGCTCAATACACACCCTAGGGAAATTATACTTGGCTTACTACTACAATGGCTAATGGTACAATGACTATTAAAGCAACTACTAATTTAAAAACTTCTGCTAGGACTGCTACATATGATATTGTAGTAGGCAGTGATAAATATACCTTGTATATAACACAAGATAAATATATAATGTCTTAATCGGACTAAGAACAATCAATAGATAATTAATAAATATTTATGAAAGAGAACATCATTTTTTTACCAAGTAAGATAGCTCCCAATCCTATGGAAGCTTCTTACTGGATAGATTTAAAAGAAGATCCGACTGGAGCTGTCATCAAAGTATGGAATGGCGCTACATGGAAACCTATTAGTGGAGACACTGAAGTGGTAGCTATGTTACAGGAAGAGATTAAAAAGAAAGCTACCAAGGCTACTACTTTATCTGGTTATGGCATTCAAGATGCATATACCAAAGATCAAGTAGATGCAAAAGTAGCATCAGTATACAGAGTAAAAGGATCGGTTGCTGATTTTGATTCATTACCAAGTACAGCATCAGTTGGTGATGTGTATAACTTGGATGATACAGGAGCTAACTACGTATGTATTACAGCTAGTCCTGCAGAATGGGATAAATTATCTGAAACTGTAGACTTAACAGGTTGCATTGCATCTGATGTAGTATCTAATGTAGTTTATATGACTCAGGCACAATACGAAGCATTATCGGTTAAAGATTCCAAAACATTATATTTAATTTACTAATAATATGAAATTACAGAATAATGACATAATAGCAGCTTATCTAGGTGCTTAGACTATTTCTGATATTAATTTGGGAGATAACAATGTCTTCTCTAATTACTATGGAGTTAGCTTCCCATTAGAACCTCAGAATACTCTTATGACTAGAATAGGTTATATGCCTTGGCATAAGTCATTACCTATTCAATCTAAAATGAAAACATGTACTATTACTTCTGATGGTACTGTTAAATATATCAATGCATCTGATAGAACTAAATATGAAGATGGAACTGACAGAGATATGACACTTAATACAATGGTAGAAATACCTGAGTTCTGGTATAAGTGTATGAAGAATGATACAGATGTTTTCCTTAACTTGTATGTTACTGATCCAAAACTAGCAGATGTAGAACATGTAACTAAATTCTATATTTCAGCATATGAGGCTACTACAGTAGATGATAAGTTGATGTCAGTTAATAATGGTTCTACCCCTACAGTATCTATCCCCAGAACTACTATGCAATCTAGAGCTAGAGCAAATGGTAGTGAGAAATGGAATATGTATACTTATAAAGCACATAGAATACTTACTATTCTTTACTTAGTAGAATACGCATGTACTAATAGTCAAGCAACTTACAATGCTACATTAACTTCAGAAGGATATAGACAAGGCGGACTTGGCGCAGGTGTAACTGGTGCAGGTCAACCAGTTAAGAATGGTTCTAATATATACTCAATTGTTCCATGTGGTACTACAGATTCACTAGGAAATGCTACAGGTGTAGTTTCATTCACTTGGAATAATACTAATGCAGAAGGTGCTACTACATCTACATTCAATTATAATGTACCTAGTTATAGAGGTATTGAGAATCCATTCGGGCATGTATGGAAGAATGTAATAGATGTATTAGTACACTTTAATTCTACTGATAATTGTAACGATGTAATGATGAATAGTAATCTTGCTACATTTGGTTCAACTACAATAGGTGATTACACGTTACAAGGACAGACATCAATTAAGGAAGGATATAAGAAACAGTTGATATATAACTCTGCATTCGATTTATTCCCATCTAAAACTGAAACATTTGGAGCAAATACTACAACATATTGGTGTGATTATAATTATACTAATAATAGTACGTCAGACAGAACTTTCCTTTTGGGTGGTCGCGCGGCTCGCGGCGGTGGTGCTGGGTTGCTCGGTGTGGGTTCTGACGGTGGGCTTGGTTGTTCCGATGCTGGTGTCGGTACTCGGTTAATCTATATACCGTAAAAATATAGAATTTTGTAAAATAATTAGGTTGTTCTCTTGCATTTAGGTAGTAACACGACTAACAGCAGTAATGCTAGGTTACTCAATGTGAATTCTAACAATGAGCTTAGTTATTCCAATGCTAATGTCAGTACACTGATCCCCAAAACAGAAAAAATATTTAAAAAGCACTGTCAGAGAAGACCTTACCTCTTGGTAAAAAACGACATTTTAAGACACTGTATTAGTAGCGAAAGCGAAAATTCGGTATGGGATTTCAGATGAAAAGATATAATAATTTATTCGAATAGATTGTTAGCTTAGACAATCTTTATCTAGCTGAAAAGAAGGCTAGAAAAAATAAGACTCACAGACCAGAAGTTATCGAATTCGATAAGAATAAAGAACAGTTGCTGTTAGAGTTATAGAAAATGTTAATTGATGGTACATATGTGACATCTCCGTATCATATCTATAAAATATATGAACCCAAAGAAAGAGAAATCTTTAGGTTACCATATTATCCAGATAGAATAGTACACCACGCAATAATGAATATATTAGAACCTATATGGGTTTCAACCTTCGTGAAAGGTACATATAGTTGCATTAAGAAACGTGGTATTCATAAAGCTATGAGAGATGTAAAAGAATCATTAAAGGACGTACAAGGAACTCAGTATTGTCTAAAGTTAGATATCAGAAAGTTCTACCCTTCAATTGATAATGATATACTCAAACAAGTAATAAGAAGAAAGATAAAAGATGTTAAGTTATTAAATCTATTAGATAGTATAATAGACTCTGCTGAAGGAGTACCTATTGGAAATTACTTATCGCAATTCTTTGCAAACTTATACTTAACTTATTTGGATCATTACATTAAAGAAGTTCAGAAAGTTAAACACTATTTCAGATATGCAGATGATATTGTAATATTACATAGTGATAAGAAATATCTTAGATATCTATATGAAGATATTAAGAGTTATTTAGAGAATAAACTTAATTTACATTTCAAAGATAACTGGCAGATATTCAAAGTAGATTCTAGAGGAATAGATTTTGTAGGATACAGATTGTTCCATACACATATACTTCTTAGAAAGAGAATCAAACAAAACTTCTGCAGAAAGATAACAAAACTAAATAAAAAAGATATTGATAAGGATGATTATAAACAAAAAATATGTAGTTATATAGGTTGGATTAAACATTGTAATGGAAGGAATTTATTCAGTAAAATGTTGAAATATAAAGAGCTATTAGAATATGTTAACATCCATAGACCAAGTAAAACATAACATACTTATATACGTTTTATAGTTATATCTCAAAACGATTATCAGCCCTAGCAGATCAAGTTCAGCCGGGGTTTTTACTTTTAAACTATTATCAAATGTTTTTAGAATTCTTGCCACAAATACTTACAGGAGTAGCTTCAATTTTAGCTTTATGGTTCACTTATAACCAGTACACAAAGAATAAGATAACTGACTATAAGATTGAAAAATGGAAAAAGCAAGAGCATGTTAACAATGTTAAAAATGCTGGAAATATAGCTACAATTTATGGAGAACTATGGGAACTCCTATACTTCTTAAAAGCTGACAGGGTATATCTTATCCAACCGCATCCTCTATATAGAGAGATGTACATATCTGCTACACTAGAAGTAAAACAATATGGAGTATCTTCAGTAAGAGATAGTTTGTCTGATATCAAGATTGAAACAATCTCTAAGTTTGTATCTGATTTGGCAAATACTGAATATACATTTATAAACGATATAGATTCATCAGACTTTCTGGATAACAAGATTAAGTCAATCATGACAGGTAATGGTTGTCACTCCGTTGCTATCAGAAGATTAAGTGATGAAAAGAATAATTGGATCGGATCTATAGTAATAGGTTACATACATACTTTTGATGATAACGTAGATCCACAACTTATCGAAAAAATGTCTAGGTCAAGTGCACTTTCGATCTAGTACATATTACCAGAATTCAAAACAGAATAACATGTTATTAAAAAGCTTTTTCAACAAATTGGCAGTCACTATCATAATTGGTTTGACTGCCTTTTGTTTTTTTTAGAGATAGAAAATAAAGACACTAGATAAAAGTCTAGGTCAAGTAACAAACAATTACAAGTATTATCAGGAATTAAATAGCAAACTAAAAGAAGATAATAGAACCTTACAACTTACTATAGGTGATTTGAATAATAGTAAAGATAGTTTAATTACTGAAGTAAAGAAGGTTTAGAAAGAACTTAAAATCAAAGATAAGAATCTCTAGTAGGTACAAGTAATCAATACAGAAATGAAAGACTCAGCATCAGTTGAAATAAAAACTAAGAATGTTGACTTTAGTGAAAAACTAAAGCTAAATGAATTAACTACTATCACAGTAAATAGAAAAGACTCAATCTTAACAGCCATACTAGATCTAAGAAATTCCCAGATACTATTTGTAGAAGAAAAAAAAGAATATCGTAATTAGTATAAAAATGGCTTCTAGAGATTCTTGCACTTTGATTGGAAGAAAGATCGTGTCAAAAAGTATCAAATACATAATAGCAATAATCTAATAAGAGTAACAGATACTAGAGTAGTAGAAGTTACTAAATAAAAATAAATCAATCTATTAATATATTAATCAATAATAATATGCATAGAATAATCCGTATAAAAGCTTATGAAGCTGAACACGGTCCTCACTTCAATGATGAGCATGCTCGCAAAGCTGTAAACAAGATGGAAAATGAAGACGGAACAAGAGGTCAGCATTGGTCACTTGAGGAAACTACAGCATTAGCTAATCAGTATGGTATTCGTTTGGATGAAAAGATAAACAAATACGACTGGTATGTAGCATTGAATATGGTATACTCAGATTACTACCGTGTAGTTGTTAGCATGACAGGCTCTAATAATACGAAGTATTTCGTAGAATTAGCTAAAGCATGGATGCACGACAAAGACATAGATGAAGGTAAAATGTGGTTTTACTATATTTATGTAATGTGTGATAAGATTAGAAATGCTGAAGAGGATCTTTTCGAAAGACATTACAGCAAATATGAAGATGACGACGAAGAGGAACGTTACGGTAACTACCGTAGAATGGGCAGATCTTCATATGGTAGACGTAAAGAGTACGACAGAGAATACGATGAAAGAGACTTTGAAAGGGAAAGAGAGAAATTTTTTCCTATGGAAGAAGAATCCAAACGTGGTCGTTCTGTGCGCTACATTAGATATTAATCAAATTAAATCAATCCTAAATAAAATCAATTATGTTAGAAGATAAAATTATCGTTCAAGATCGCGGTTTTGACGCTGGTCTAGCTGCTTTAATGCAGAATGCAAACAAAGGTAATATGGACCCTGCAGCTCTCATGGCTATGATGAATAACAATGGTATGGGTGGCAATGGTTGTTGGTGGATTTGGATCATCTTACTGTTCTTTGTATGGGGCGGTTGGGGTGGAAACGGCTTTGGAAACAGAGGCGGTGAAGCTTCACAATTAGCTTCTCAACTGAACACAGATGCTAACACTAACCTGTTGATGCAGGCAATCAATGGTAACAAAGAAGCTATCAGCACATTATCTAATACTTTGAATTGCGATATCAACTCAGTACAGTCTGCATTAAACACTATTAATACTAGTGTAAGTCAGATCGCTTGTGACACTAAACTTTCTGGTGCTCAGGTAATAAATGCTATCCAGAGTGGTAACGCTAGCCTTGCATCACAATTGGCTTCTTGCTGCTGTGATGTACGTAACGCTATAACTACTCAGGGTTATGAGAGCCAATTAGCTATTGTAAATCAGACTAATACTCTGACAAGCAACGCTAATACTCAGTTCAACATCTTGGGTGCTAAAATAGACGCTTAGACTCAAATAATTAATGACAAATTCTGTCAACTTGAAATGCGTGAAATGCAGAACAAGATTGACTCATTACGTCAAGAAAACAATCAGTTAGCTTTGGCTGCTTCTCAGCAAGCTCAAACTGCTAACATTGTTAATCAGTTAAGACCTACTCCGGTTCCTGCATATCTGACTTGTAACCCATATGGATGTAACGGTGGCTTTACAGGCTATGGTTACAATGGTTACTCTGATGGATGTGGCTGTGGATGCTAAGAAAGGAGGTAATTATGTTTTTTAATTTTAATCCTTATACATTTAATAGAAGTAGAGTAAGAACTATAGATAACTTTGGTATACCTTCATTGAGAACAATATATGTTACCACTGATACTACCAATAATACTGTTACTTATGGTATCTGTCCTAGAATCTGGAGACAACTTCCTTGTGAGGGAATGTTTTTACTTAATATAGTAAATACTCCTGCTACAACAGTAACTGCAGCTTCTTTAGTAAGTATAGATACTACTAGAACAGCTAATCAAGTAAGTCCTACAACTACTACTTCTACAGGAGCTAGAGCTCTTATAAATGGCTCAGGTGATCAAATGGTTACAGAAGAAATATCAACAGGTAATAGATATCTTATTTACTATAATAAATCAAATGGTACTTTCTAGACTGTAAATCATATTATACCACCTACTGCTGCTGCGTAATTTTTTTAATCAAAAAGGGCTCTTATTAGAGCCCTTTAACAAATACTTATTATGATAACATTTGCACAATTAAATATAGGAGATCCTATACATGTATTAGAAATAACTGGAACGTTTAAGAAAAGTACTACTTATTATAAAGGTACTGTAATGAATGTATCCAAGGTTTATGATGAACCCCTTCCTCCTCAATAGTTTCCTCTACCGAATTAGAATAGAAAGAAACTAGTTGATATAACAATAGGGTGTGACGGTGAATAGAAGAAATTATCTGTAGAAGAGAATAAATCTATTGTAACGGATGGAGCTGTAGGCTTAACTATAGCAACAGATAAACAACAGATAATAACAATGGTAAAGAATAATTATAATGAATACAAAGCAAAGAAGGAGGCTTTAGCTAAGTATGAAGAAGAAATGAATAAGTGCGACGCAATACTCAAGTAGTTGGATTATTAGGAGGAAAACTTGAAACAAGAAGATCCTAGAATAAAAGAATTACAAGAACAAGTTGCAGAATTAAAAGGATTAATAAAGCAAGCAGGTAATATGGTTCCACCTTAGATGAAATAGATGTTACCATAGAATATGCAAAAAGCAATGAATGAGGCTAGTTAATACTAGCCTTTTTTCATTTATAGCCCCAAGAACAAACGCTATTAGTTCATATGGTCTATTGTATTACTTACTACGTAAAGTGGCTAGAAACGCCTTAAAATACGTTATTATTATATTTAATAAATAATGCATTATGAAATTAAACACATTGAATACTATTATTGATGATATTCTACTTGAATTGCGCAACAGTTCTATTGCCGAATCAGAACATATAAGTAGAATACAAATCGAGCAATGGATTCATAACTACAGAGCTATGTTAATCAAATAGGATATTGATAAAGGAAGAGATATCAATCCTATGTATGTATAGACTCTGCCTTGTATTCATTTAGATCGTGTTGAGTGCACTCCCGGTCATATCGAATATGTAAGTAATATTGAATTACCAAAGCTTATAGACTTTCACTTTAGAACTGGATTAGTATCTGTAAAAGATATGTTCGGCAATTTAATCTAGTTAGGAAGTGAAACAAAAAACAAATATCAAAAGTATAGAAAATATACATGCAAAGACTACATAGCATACCTGAAAGGTAATAGAATATATGTAGATGGTGGTAACCATCAGTTAGAATACATTGAGGCAGATGTTATATTAGAGAATCCAGCTGATGCAAATGAATGCTTTGATCCAGATATGCCTTATCCAGCACCAGCTCATATAATACCAACTATTAAAGATTTAATCTTTAGTAAAGAGTTAAATATAATGCCAAAAATGCCTACTGATGAGACCAATAATTCTAGAGATGATATGTAGAACATTTATAAACAGCAGAAATGACACACAGAAAATCTTACACAATAAGTGACTTCTATTAGTTCTACCTATCTAATATCGAAAGAGATACTGTATATGATATTGATTATAAAGTGTACAGACAAATAATAGAAGACTATTTTAAATTTATAGCAGATCAAGTTATTGAACATAGTAGAGAATTTAAACTACCATGCAGGTTAGGTAATCTAAGTATAGTGAAACGTAGACCTAAGAACTTTGATAATAAGAGTCTAAGGATTGATTATCATGAAAGTGCTATACAAGGTAAAGCAGTATACTTTATCAACGAACATAGTGACTACTATAAATTTAGATATTACTGGAGCAAGAAGGATTCACTGTTAACTAATAAAACTAGATATCAATTTGTAGCTTCTCGCGCTAACAAAAGAAAATTGGCTCAAATAATAAAAAATAGAGAACATGATTACGTGGAAATTAAGTGATATTTAGGATATACCAAAACAAGCCGGAATATACCAAATTAAGAATGTATTAAACGGTCATTCTTATATAGGTAGTACTAATAACTTTTATGATAGATTAATACAGCATCGTTCTCATCTAAGAAAGTAGAAACATCATAGCATTGCGTTGCAAAGAGCTTATGATAAATATGGAGAATATAATTTTGAAGTAAACATACTAGAAATATGTTCTCCTGTAAGAGATACTTTATTGTATTTAGAACAAAAATATTTAGATTTAAATCCAGAATATAACATAAGTAAAACAGCAAGTCATCCATCAAACACTGGACATAAGATGCCGGAGCAAGCGAAGAAAAGATTGCATGATCTATATTACGGAAAGAAAAGAGATCCCAAAATAGTAGATAAAGCAACAAAAAATAGAATAGGGAAAGGATGTAAAAATGTATATTGTTATAATAAAGATGGAGAATTTATAGGGTGTTTTTTAAATTCGAAACAAGCAGTCAAGTTATTAAATCTTAATATAACTCCAGGTACAATAAACAAATGTTGCACAGGATTATGTAAAAGCATTGGTGGATTTATATGGTCTTATGATTATAGGACAGATATTTCTTATAAGAAAGACAATGCAAAAAGAACTAAAATAGTTAGAATTTATAAGAATGGAATAGAAAAAATATACAGTTCTATTACTGAAGCTGCTAAAGATACGGGAAACATAAACAATAAATCTGCCATATCTGATTGTTTACGTGGTAGAAGAAAAACAGCTTATGGCTCTAAATGGAGGTATTACAATGATTGATAAATTAACTACATCTAAAGAAATAATTGCTAAGATTATAGCAGATTATGATTTAAAGGAAGACGAAATTAAGATAACAGATATCAAAGAGTGGATTGGTGAAGGTATGGAGAAAATAGGCGCAGTACAATAGCTTGAACACAAAACAACTAATTTAATAGTTGAGAATTATCAAGCTAAACTGCCTTGTGATCTTTATAGATTGGGGCAAGTTGCATTCTCTTTTAAAAATGGTTGTGGTTGGTTACCTATGAGAAAAGTAACTAACTCTTTTGGTATATACAAGAAATGTGGTCAATGCGATCCTAAAATGTTAATACAAGATGATGCACTCGTTCCATTAGTGAAGAATATATTCAATGTTAATGCAGATAAAGAAGCTATTGATATTCTTAATGAAGATATCAATGTTAAGTAGACATTGAACACTCTAGTAAATCAATATACTATACCTAGTAATAATGGTAGACTTATCATAGGCAATCCGGCAACACTTAACACAAGCTTACAATATTCTACTAAACCTGGTTATATTAATGTAAATGTACCATGTGGATGGTTAAAAATATCGTATTATGCTATTATTACTGATGAAGATAGTATGCCAATGATACCTGATTTACCTTCATATAAAGAAGCGTTAATGTATTATATAGGTACAAAAATACTATACGCAAAATGGATAAAGGGGCAACTATCAAATGAAATTTATTATTCTATTAAAAGATCTTGGAATTTCTATAGAAAGTAGGCTTACGCAGAAGCTATGATGCCGGGTGTAGATGAAATAGAATCTATCAAGAATGATTGGCATAAGTTATATACAGAGTTTGATGATCATGATACGTTCTTTGCTACTACTGGAGATGAACAAATTATATATAATTAGAATAGGTTATGAGTACTGATTTTTTAGAATTTAATTATAATAATATTAAGTAGCTTCCTAATTCTGCAGGAGTTTACATGATAAAAAATGTATTAAATAACAAGAGATATATAGGAAGTTCTAGATGTATAAAGAGCAGATTAACTACTCATTTATCTACGTTGAACAGAAATTGTCATCATAACAAACATTTACAAAACTCATATAATAAATATGGGCAATCTGCATTTAGAATATGCATTCTAGAGCTATGTGAAGACATAAAAGATACAATACTATTTCTAGAGCAAAAGTATTTAGATCTAAATCCTGAGTACAATAAAGCTAAAATAGCTGAAAATAATTCAGGGTGGCATCATACATAGGATACTATAGCCAGAATGATACGATCTAGAACTGGCAAGCCGAGAAAAATAAATAAGTAGACTTATTCTTCTCCAAAAAAGGACATAAACCCAAATAGAATAAATAAGAATCTAACAGTTCCTGTAATTTAGTTAGACTTTGACGATAATTATATAAGAGAATATTCTAGTATGTCAGAGGCAGCAAGGGCAATAAATAGGAAAAGAGAAGGCATAAGAGATTGTTGTAGAGGTAAATAGGTTAGTGCATATGGATTTAAATGGAGGTATAAGTATGAATAAAGCACAAAACATATAGACAAACTCTTTTGTAAAAGGTATGAATATGGATATTGATATTCATGCAATACCTGAGAATCAGTATAGATATGCTGAGAATATCAGAATCATTACTGATACTGAAGGTACTAGTGGAGTATTATAGAATATTCAAAACATTCATACTGTAGATGGTGGTGACTTTATAGCAGAAGATGAAATAGTACTATATGGTGTTACTGTAGATAAGTATGCTGTCATTCTTACTGTAGATAGTAAAAACATAAATAGAGTATATAGAGTATCTGATTATAACAATTTACCATTAAAACACACTGTAGTAATAAAAGGTAAACTGCAATATAGTAAAACTAATAGAGTTAAAATAGTAGCTAACTATGAGGCTGAGAATAACATTAAGATATACATAACAGATGGTAATACTCCTATTAGAGTATTAAACATCATGGATAATAAATATGTATATGAACCGGGTGTTACAAATGACTTGTTAGATAGTGAAGGTAATATTAAGGATCTTAGTATACTTGACTTAACGCCTAGCTCTTTACTTAGTCCTCCTAAAATAGTAGATTTGGGTTCTGGTAATCTGTAGTCTGGTACTGTACAGTATGTCTATCAGTTATTTAATGTCAGAGGATCAAATACTATTATGTCTCCTTGTAGTGGATTAGTACACTTAACAGATAGCAATACCTCTAGCAGTTTAAATGAATATCACGGTTTAGATAAAAAAGTATCTACTGGTAAATCAGTTAAGATGTCTATTGATCTAGTAGATAAAACTACTGGTATAAATTATAATAGTTTCTATAATAACTGTAGAATATTTAGAATATTCTATAACGATAATACCGAACTACCTACAGTAGATGTTATAGCTGAGATCAAATCATCTGGTAGTTCAATTAGTATTGAATATGAGGATTTAGGTGGAGCGCCTATTAATACTATTACTTTAGAAGAATTGAATTCTTTAACAAATAATTCGTTTGTAGCTTCTACTATTGAAAAGAAGGATAATAGATTATTTGCTGCTGGTATTAAAGAAAATACTTGGAGAACTGACTATGATGCTAGAGCTTATAGATGTACTAAAGAAGGTAGATTAATACTCAAATCAGCTAGTGGTCAGAATGATATTGATGTAATGTTACCAGAGTATGGTTCTGCAGCATGGAAGAATATATTATCAGATATAGATCCTGAACACGATTGTATCAATCCATATAACTCTGTGAAGGGGCAGCCAACTGCTAATGATAATCTACAGTATAGTAATAAGGTTGAAAGAGGTGCTAGAATACTAGGTGGTAGTGGTATAAATGTAAACTATAGATTTGTTTATACTGAGCTTACTATGGATACCATGTAGTCTATGAATACATCTGCAACAGAAGGTCATGACTATGCTAAGATTCAAGTACTTCCTCAGACTACATCTTCTATGACATTCTATTTCCTAGATGGACTGAAGGATACATCAATAAATCGTAGTATTCCAGAGTATTCTAGATAGATGAATTATGCAGATCCATATATTGATGCTAATTTCAGAGGATATTAGAGAGATGAAATATATAGATTTGGTATTGTATTCTATAACAATAAGAGTATTCCATCTAATGTTAGTTGGATTGGAGATATTAGAATGCCTAACGCTCATGAGTACCCAACCTTCTTTGCAGGAGAAAATCTTATTGGTAAAGCATTAGGATTACAATTTGAAGTATCTAATGTACCAGAAGGAGCTGTAGCGTATGAAATAGTAAGATGTAGACGTACAGTTGATGATAGAACTGTATTAATGCAAGGAGTTATATCAGAGATAACTAACTATCCATATAAGTATATAAACAAAGGTGATGAGCCAGATAATAGTTATAGACCTAGGATACCACTTGGATATACAGATCAGGATATACCAGTTAAGTATACTAAAGCTGGTAGAATGACAGAAATATATGCTGAGCAATCTTCTACATTCTTTAATGATAGAGTAACAAAGTATTATGTCACATTCATAAGTCCTGAATTGGATATAACTGGTGAAAGTTTGGTTGGCAAACTTAAGAATGCTCATGCTGAATTATTATATTACTTACACCCAATAGCAAGTAAAGGATATTGGTACAGAGCAGCTAATGGAGCAAATATATATTCAAATAAATATTTTATAACTCCTAATAATACAAACTGGGGATTCTCATCAGATAGAGTAACAGAATCAAAACTCATAGGTTGTTATAATAGTGATGTGAATGGTTTTGTAATAGCATCTGAAGAATTTGCTACAGAACAAACAGTACACTCTATATCTAACTTGATAGGTAAAAGATACATACTACATAATACTGCAATATCTGAAAGTAGATTAACTGTTGATATTAATAATAACTCAATATTTCCACCAATTATGGCAGGAGGAAATATCATGGCAGAGAAGATGCAGTACTATAGAACTATTGGTGATATCAACTATTTGAACTTAGGTCATATCCACAATAGTGATGGAGATAACAATGGAGCACGTAGAGCAGGTCCGTTTGGTTATTGTGCAGTATTAAATGGAGATTTTACCAAGATACCTAAGTTTCATAGGGTAGATGGTGTAATACAAGCTAATTACAATATAACAAGTGTAATAGGTTCTTAGGATATATTCTTGAATAAGGCATGGTTTGAATTACCAGTAGTAAATATAAAACTTAGTAACATACCATATGGTGGTAATAGTTACATAGCTAGAACTAACTCTACATATATCAGTACTAATTCATTTACTACAATAGGACCCAGTGGTGGTCAATCTTTAGTATATGGTGGTGATACTTTTATTGGCGTTCATGATCATAGGACTGCCAACGCATTCCCAGATCCGGGTAATGGAGATTATAGAGCATCGTTGATAAGTTGTACAGACTATATACCAGTAGAAAGTAGTATTAATCTTGCACTACAATATGGTGAAACTACTAGTCGTAGCTGTGAAGGTATGGATGATTATACTAATCCATATTTAGGTACTACTATAGATGGAGGTACACTAGGCAATTATAACAAGCAAACTAAACCATATTATGCATATAATGATGCATATTCTGTTCAAGGAGATGCAAAGAAATATGTTACTGAATCTGCTTATGCAATAACTAATGCTAATAATATAAATAGAATTGTATATTCACAAGCTAAGATTAATAATGAAGTAACAGATAGTTGGTTACAGTTTAAGTTTGCAGATTACCTAGATGTAGATAATCAGTATGGTAAGATAACGAATCTTAAATCATTTAATGATAAACTATTCTTTTGGCAAGATAGCGCATTTGGAATAGCATCTGTAAATGATAGATCTCTTATTACTGATAATAATATTAGTGAGCTTACTTTAGGTACTGGTGGTATATTAACAAGGTATGATTATATTACTACTGGTAATGGATCATCTGTTATAAACGACAATAGTATAACTAATTCTGACTTTGCATTATATTGGCATGATAGAGATAAAAATGAGTTATGCCAATTCTCTGATACTATACATAAGTTGTCTAAAGAGAAAGGAGTATAGACTTATTTGAACGCAAATCCCAACTTTGTAGTACATGATTCATTCTACGATAATGAATTCAATGAGGTAAGGTTTTGTTTCAATAATAGAACATTAGTATACAATGAATATACATAGAGTTTTACTTCATTCTATACTGAAAATCCTACTAATCATTTGAAGTTTTCTGACAAATTGTTATACATCAAAGACAATAATGTGATGCAAACTGAAAATCGTGCGTTAAATGTAATGGAGTGTAAGATATAGTATATTATTAATAAAGATATACTATATACTAAGACATTTGACAATGTATTCTTTAGTGGTTAGTTTAGAGACATAAAGAGAATGCTTACTGATGCTACATTTAGAACTACAGATCAAGTAGGTACTATTACTTAGGATTATGTAGATGGAGGTTATGCTATAGATCATAGAGAAAATACATATAGATTTGCTATAGGTAGAGAATAGAATAGCAATGATACGTTATCATATCCGGGCAGATTAAGAGGTAAGTACTTAATATGTGATCTTACTTTGAATTGTGGAGAACAACACAACTTTACTCTCCCTAATATTAATACAACATATAGATACTCATTAGTATAATGAAAAAAAAGAATAAGATAAATAAATACCAAATGGGCGGGTATAATTTTAATAGTGATTATATAAAGTCAAGATACTAGAATATAACTAGCAATCCTTTGCAACCTATTAGTCCTGCAATGTCTGCTCAAGTTCCATAGAAATTATCTGGAGATCCTATACAGATACAACCATATAATCCTAGTACAAGTCCTAATATAATGGGAGTAGCAGGTGGAATGATAGGTGGAGCAGGTGATATGTTAACTCTAGTAGGAGGTAATTCTAATGCGTCTACTGGTGGAGAAGCTGCTAAAGAATCTGTATAGAGTGTATTTAAGGGAGCAGCTACTGGAGCTAAAATGGGAGCAGCGTTAGGACCTGTTGGAGCCGTTGTTGGTGGAATAGGTGGAGCTGTAGTTGGTTCCATAGGTAAAAGTGGTAAGGTACAAGTGAATGGATTCTATGAGGATCCTACTCTTACACTGGGTACGGGATTTAAAGGAGCTGTACAGAATAAAGGTCTTAGAGAAAAGTACAGAAGAGAAAAGGAAAGAGTATCAGGTAATAGGTTTGCATTACAGAATAGCGCATTATTAAATGCAGATTGGAATGAGACATATGATCAATCTGTAGATACTATGGCATACGGAGGTACTACTTCTAGTCTGGCTTATGTAGACGATGGTGAACTTATTAATACTCCAGATGGTAACATATTAGAAGTACCAGAAGAAGGTAAACCTACAGATAGTAATTTAGTAAATATTCCGGAAGGCAGTAGAATATTAAGTGATACTTTAAAAGTGCCCGGAAGTAAAGAAACATTTGCACAAATGGGTAAAAGAATGATGTCTAAAAAGAAAAGCAAAGGCAAAGATAAATATGCTGAGAATTCAGCCAAATTGAATTAGATGAATGATCAAATGATTCATGATCAATTATTTAATTTATAGGAATCTATGAAAGGTTCTAACAAACAGTCTAAAAATAAATTTAGAAATGGTGGTAAACTGGCATAGGGATTGACAGACTTAGCTGCTTTAACTCCAGTATTATCTAACCTAGGAACTACTGCTGAAAGTTTTGATACGGTATACAATCCATATTCTAGTCAAATACTTAGTACTATGGCTGGTAGAAAGTACGATATTACTCCAGTTAGAAGAGCTATTAGAGAGAATAGAGCTATATCAAATTACAATGCTTCTCAATCTAATACAAATACAGGAGCCAATATGGCTTATAGATTACAAAGTCAAGTAGCTGCTGATAAAGCTATTGCAGATTTATATTCACAAAAGAGTAATATTGAGAATCAATATAAAGGCGAATACGCAAATACTCTCAATAACTTAGGACAGCAATTTGTATCTGCTCGTAACATGTCTACTGATTTGAATGCTAGAAGTAGAGCAGCAGCTAGAAATATTAACAGAGAAGCTTTATCACAGATAAGTAATTATGCACAAAACAGAAGGTTAATGAATAATCAAAGATCTAGAGATATGGCTATGTTAGATGCATATGCTCCTTTCTTAGAGTCTATATATACTACAGAAGATTATTCTAACTTAATGAACAAATTTAGAAGATAATATGGCAGCAAATATGTACGATCAAGCCGCATAGGCTTAGTTTATTAATACTTATGCTCCAATTAATTTTGGAGAATTGTTTAGAATTGGTGCAGCGCAGAAAGAAGAAATGGATAGAGCTGCTCAACAATTTGGAGCATAGTTACAGAAATTTGGAGAATTTAGATCACCATCTGCAGTAGATACTCAAAGTTATTATAATCTTACTACTGGTAGACAGGATATACAGGATGCTATAAATCAAATGGTATCTAACCCAGATGCTTTGAAAGATGCTTCTTTTAGGTCTAGTTTACAATCATTAATAAATAATATAGATTATTCTTCATTAAGTTTGCTTAAAGAAAGTGCAGATAACCTAAGACTTGGATTACAAACAAGATCTAAAATGATGGCTGAAGGAAGGTATAATAAAGAATGGGATGATTCTGACATACCTAACTATAATACATTAGATAAAAGAAGAGTGTTTGATGATATTACTCCTGTAGCATTTATGAATGCAAATGAGTTGAGTACTCCATACTTTAATGATTTAAAACGAGGATTCTTAGGTACTAAATACATTAATGGAACTAGATATATAGTTAGTGGTAATAACATGGATGACTTGTATTAGGTTGCATCAGCTAAGTTTAATGACCTTATAGACACTCCTCAGGGTAGAAAATATTATGAAAGTTTTATTAGAAGAAATGGAGGAGATGTAGAAGCGGCTAAAAGTCAATTTGTTGATATGATAGCATAGTCACAAATTGATAGAACTATTAGACCAGACTATGAAGTAGATCCGTCATACATACAAGAGTTGAAAAATGCAGGAAGAGGCGGTTCGGGTAGTACAGTTCCTCAAGGTTTACCAGATTTAACCACCATAGTAGAATCTACTACCAATAGAAATATGCTAGCTAAATTTGGAGGATTGTCGGCAGAAGAAAGAGAATAGATTAGAAATGGTAGTATAACTCCAGATGTAATAGAAAAAGCAATGCAGAATATGACTGTCAATGTTGATAAAATATTTAATTCTGCAAAAGGTATGCCAAGACAGAAATCCAAAACAGTATTAGATAATATACAGAGTCCTTTATCTCCAAATGCTGGTGAAATATTCTTGTCAGAAGGAGGGGAAGGCACTATGAATAAGGGATTTAAAGTATCCAATGAAACAGGTAATATGGTGCTCGGGGATGATTTTGTTACTGGAATAATTGGGTATGATATGGGTGCTCCACAGTATATTAAACAAGCACTACTCGATCCGGCTGCAAAGAAAGGAAGTAAAAGTGCAAATACATTTGAAAAATCTCTAATTAACAATGTAAGATTTCAAGAAGCTTGGTATAGTAATAAGTTTAGAGATGTTATTATAAAAGATGCAGGAAGTACTGTAGGAGATATAGCTGATATTTATCATAGAAGAAAAGTTTATGTATCTATGAAAGATCTACGCAATATTGGAATGAATATAGAAAATGTAGCATCAATTGGTAAAGTAGTACCATTCGGAGATATATCTGATTAGGAAGAAATTACAATTAAACAAGAATATGATCCAGAAACTGGTGAAGTGTTAAGCGGTACTACAGAAAAAGGTTTGAAAAGAAAAAAAATAGACAAATCTGACTTATACGTTGAAGTTGAAGGTCTATATCCTATAGAGACTGGCAGTAGTGAAGCTACAGTTAGTAGAAATGCGATATATGAAGATAAAGTAAGAAAATTAGGTTCTAAAGAAAGATACCAACAGGCTGTAGAGTCTGCATATAAATACCTTGGTTACAATTGATATGGAAGATAACAGATTAAGATTAGGAGCTCGTAAATTAACTAGTTCTACATTTAATGTAAGAGACAGTGTAACTACTAATGATGGAGCGTCAGATAGAAAGTAGAAAGCTGCAGAATATAACCAGTATGTTCAAGAAAAGGGGTATACCGATCTTTACAATAAAGATGCAGTTAAATATCAGTATCAGCAGCAAGAAGAAACTAAAGATAAGGATACTTCTTGGTGGAATAAGGGCGCAAGATTTATGAGTATTGCTGCCAATCCTGTGTTAGGTTCATTGGCTAATAATATACAAGATTTGTATAGAACCCCGTTAATACAATCTACTATAGAAAAAGCTGTAGAAACCAATATAAGTTCTCTGAAAGGTAATATAATAAAAAACGAAGTAAAGAATCTAAATGATTTTGCCTTTGTTAAAGATTATGAAACCAGAAGACAACAAGCTTATGAATTAGCTAAGTAGGGAGATGAGGAAGGAGCTCAAAAAATATGGGACACACTATCATAGGATTTCGCTAAATTTGATTAGATAACTAAATCAAATAAAGATCTTATATCTATGTACTACAAAGTTCCTAAAGTTGGAGGAGCTACGTATAGTGAAAAAAAATATCGCGGTATCAACTTATTAGGTGAATTAACAGATAGATCCTTAGCTCTTACCAATAGTAATATTAGATTGGCTGAAAAAGCGGAAGCTCCAAAAGACGTAACTTCAGTTAATGTAAGCAATATTCCTTTATGGAATAGATTTACTATAGCTTTAGACAATATTTTATCTTTTAATAATAGTGCAGAAGAAATAAGCGAATATGTTAATAAAGGATATGGTGATGCTGTGAATTTTGTTAGAAATGAAGAAGTATCTAATAATCCAGATAGAAGTGGCATAATAGCTAAACTTAATCAGTTAGAAGAAGATAATAATACCAGTCATAATGTAAAAACTCAAAAACTTAGAGATAAACAAGAAACCTTACGTAATGGTAGTTGGTTCTTTGATCCTGATGCTATTGACCCAGTATTTAGAGAAAAAGTAAATAATAACGAGTTTCAATGGACTGAACCAAGATCTTACTTATATGCTCTTCCACAAATAGGATCATCAATGGGAGAGTTTGCTACTACTATAGAAACTGCTACTCTTGGTAGATTAGCTGGATTAACAGCTAAAGCATTAGGTAAAAGAGGTATTCCATATGCTTCAGCTGCAGTTACTTTGACTGAAGCTGCTATCAATGCTGGGAATCAGTACTATCAAAGAACATAGGAAACAAATGCTGAAATCTTTGACTCATATCTATCTAACTTGGTTGGTTAGATGGAAAAAGGAGATATTAATCCAGAAACCATATTAACCAAAGGAGCTTAGGGGTTAGAAGCTAGGGGAATAAATGTACAAGAATTAACTGTTCCACAGATATTAGAGGAAATGTTAGTGTACAATATCAATACAGATGACCCTAGTTTTGAGAAAGCCAAGTATGATGCTTACTTAGGATTGCGTGATGTAGAACAATCTAATATGGCGTTAGGTCTATGGGATTTAATGGATATGGGCTTGTATTCTTATGGAGGCAAACTGGCAATAAAGTCTGCAAAAGAAGGTTTTAAAGACGTAGCTAAAGGAATTTCTAAAGCAACTGGAGTAACAAAAGCCTTAAACTTAGGAGGTAAGTTTATAGATAATAGAATAAATAAAGCTCTTTATACCATAGCTGGAAAAGATGTTTTCAAAGCTAATAAGTATAAAGACTTATTTAATACTATGGGCAAAATGAGCGGTAAACTAGGTATAACAGCTTTTTCAGAAGGAACTGAAGAAGGTCAGCAGTATCTTATACAAAAAGATTATCAGTTATAGAATTCATATAATAGCGGAGAATTAACTTTAATAGATGCTTTTTTAAAGAATTTTAAATACGGTGCTGAAGCCAACTTAGCTCTTATGGGGTTACATCCAGACGATGCTTTAAATAATGATAAAGAACTTGAGCAGAACATGAAAATTGGAGCTTTAATAGGCTTAGTAATGGGAGGTCCTGCTACAGCTATTTCTGACGGATACCAAATGATACGTAATGTGAAGTCAAATAACATGCTTCGCAATATGGCTGCATATGATATATCTAACAGAGAAAACGATGTTAAGGTAGATAGATGGTTTGATGCAGTAAAGAAAGGGTATACAGATGATATATTGAATAATCTAGTAGATATAAAAGATAGATTTACTCCGGAAGGTCTTACACAAGAAGATATAGATGAAGATATAGTTAAAGCAAAAACTATAGAATCTATTTATTATAATCCATCCGTTAATACTAATCTAGAAGATTTAAATATAAATAGAGGATCTGATAAACATAAAATTTTCGTTAAAAATGCGATTAAAGCATATGATAATGAGAGAATATACAATGAAAAAACAAAAGAGGCAGACGCTAATTTGTAGAATTTACTAAAGATTAATGATGAAGAAAATGCAACTGCATTTAATTCTAATGTAGATGAATACTGGAATGGGTTAACAGAAGAGCAAAAGTTATCTTGGAACAATAGTAAAGACGAACTGGTAGCAGCTATAAAGAAGGTTAGAAACCTGACTGCCACTTAGACTGTATATAGTAGGTTGAGAAGGTAGTTAAAGGATATGGACAAATTTGTTAGTGAAGCTAAAAAGAATGGTTTAGATGTAACTAATGAGAATATAGCAGCTATAGCTTCTTACATAAATAAAATTTCTAAATCTTTAGAAAAAGAGGTAAAGAATATTCCTAATGCCAAAGCTATGGTAGATATATTTGGTTTATCTACCAATAAAGAAATAGATCAAGCTATTGCAGATAAGGCTATACTTACTGGTTTGTTACATAAAGCTGTTAATAGAAGATCTGCATATTAGAATGGTATTGTGGTAAAAGATAATCAGAACAGGCAGATAGATTTTAATATCAGAAATTGGAATCAACTTACTCCAGAAGAGCAACAAACTATAATAGATAAGTAGACTAGTGAAGCAGAGCAGAATGGGAAAGATGCTCCATCGTTAGCTAGTATTATAGCTAGATATAATTAGAACGTACAACTGCAGATAAAAATTCAGGGTGAAACTGTAAGAGCTGCTAGGGATTATGCTAATGAGATAATTAAAGCAGATATGGACAGATATGAACAAAATGATAGGTCATATACTGAACAAGATGTAGCTTTAAATGCAGAAGTAGAGAATGCCCTTAACTAGGATACTGAACAAGATACATCAGAAGTTGATTTTACTCCTACTGGTAATGCTGACAGTTCTTCTCCTTTACAAGGCACAGATATTAGTGTAAAGACAAAAGAGAAGAGAAAAGACAAAGACATCTATACTCAAACAGATGAAGATAAATTAACTAAAGCTAAAGAAGAAGTAGATACAGAAGAATTAGATGTAACTGATTTAGTTTCAACTGAGGATGCTCCAGACATTAGTGATGAACAGGAATCTATTAGGGAAAGAGCAATCAGGGAAGTAGAAAATCCATCTGAAAAAAAACCCAAAGACGATACTCAAGATAAAATTACAGAAGAAAATATAATGGATGCCAAGAACTGGGCAGATCCTGAAGATGATTTAGGTCTAACCAGAGATGATAATCCTGATATTGAAAGAGATCTTACTTAGATTGAAGATCTTACTCCAAAGGAATTAGACGCCAAAATACAAGAAGCAGAATCTACAGATAGTCGTAGTGACAATCCGTAGGCTGGAGATTTCTTTGTTTCTAATGATGGTAAAATGTTTCTTAACGGGGTGGAGATTACAGATGAACAATTAGCCAAAGAAAATTCGTACGATGAGTATGCAAATGATCCAGAACACACATTATCTGAAAAAGCTAATAAACTAGCAAAAGAAGGTGAAAAAGTTCCCGGGTTATCTACATCTGAAACTATACGAAATAATTGGTTAGTTGGTAGAACTTTATTCTATAGACCTGACGCTACACAACCTATGTAGCTTCCATTTAAAGTAAAAGGAGCTAAAAAAATACACAGTGGCAAAGAACTTGGAGAGGCTATGGGTAAACCGGGATTCTTAGATGGTGCTAAATTGTATTTAGTGCCCGGTCCTACGTTCAATAAATCAGAAACATAGTTTGATCCTAATGATCCTAGAACCTATGAGAATGCAGCTGTATATGTTATAATTGACAAAGACGGAGATATATACGCTGCAGCATATAGAAGTCAGAAAAAGGCTACTTTAGATTATCAACGTAGATTGGGGGCTGAAAACATTGGTCCCGGTACTAAAGCTAATGAAGATCTTGAAGTACTAAGGGAACAGAAACAAAAAGTAGTTAGAGCCTATCTGCAGCAATGTCCAAAAGATAAGAACGGAAAATATGTATTACCAGATGAAGCCCTAACCCATGTAGTGCCTACTCAAGTAAATGTATCTAATGGGGTGTTTAATAATCAGAAAGACGGTAACAAGCCTAAATTGAGGAAACTGTCAGAATGTAAGACATTTGAGATTCCTCATAATCCATTAGACATATTCACAGAATGTACATTTGGATATGGAACCGGTGGAATGAGTGATGCAAACCCATACTTTATTAAACATATGGGTAATGATGAAGCACTATATACTAGTGGTGGTTTCTCTGGTAAAATAGTAATAGTACCTAAACCATCTGCCACTCCTAGAGGTAGATATTCTTTGCCTATATATTTGAGTGAAAAGTTCTTTAGAGATGATAAAGTAACTAAACCATCGCAGATAGTATTAAAGAGTCATGATGAAAATGGAAACCCAGCATCAGATAGACACTATACTAATTTTATGGAATATGTTTTAGATCTTATTACAGACGGAGACCCATATGGAGTACTGCCATTGATAGTAAATCAAGGAGCTAAAACTAGATTATCTTCAAAGAAACAAGAAGCTGCTCAATATCTTGCAAAGAAACAATTAGGATTTGATCCAGATACTAACAGATTCTATATAGCATTACCAAATAGTCAAAGAGGTGGTTTGTATTTTAGAACAGAAATACCATTAGAACAAATAAAGACAGAGCCTAATGTCAGAAAGATGGTAATATGGTTTATGATGCAAAACTTCCACTGGAATACTGATAAAAATGTATTAACCAGTTCACTTCCAGAACAGCTTAGAGATTTGGCTATACGTTTGAATCCAAAAAATGATAAGATAGTATTATTCCCCGGAGAACTGGAATTTACGTTACAACAACTAGGTATTTCTAGAGTAGATGGTAAACTTGTGAAAGACAAAGTTGCTCCTCCTGCTATGGCTTGGACTATTGATAGTGGCAAGTTACTTACAGATATGGGTGATTACGCATTTAAAGATGGGTTTATATACATAGAAGATATAACTACAGATCAAACTGAAACTGCTGTAAGTGTGTCTACATAGCCTATAAGTAAAAAATCCTCTAAACAAGAGGAAACAAAAGAGGTCAAAGAAAAAGGTACTAAGTTTTTTGGAAAGAAACAACTTAGAGACGTATTGTAGAAGTACAGACAACAAGTAGATAGCACTCAAGTTGAAGATTGGGGTATTGAGCAAATAGCAGAATTTGAAGAATATCTTGGTAAACATATCAGTACAAACAGAATGGAGGAGAACGGTAATACCATTACCAAATCTACATTTGAAAGAGGAAGTATCGTACATGTTACTAACAAGTAGTCAGATTATATAACCCAATTCTTTGATAATTCAGATAATCCTATAGGAGAACCGATGGTAAATCTATCTATGAACTCTAAGTTGGCAATGGACTTATTAAAGAAAGATAGTAATGGATTTTTAAGTTTATCTGATGAATCTATCCGTAAGATATTCACATATAATGCTACTGAAGAAACAGGAACTAGAGAAACAGAAGTAAAGCCTGTTGCTAAGGTTAATAGAAGAGCTAAAGCTCAAGAATTAGCTAGAACTATAAAACCATCAGATGCAAATGCTCCTAAAGTAGGAAGATTTATGACTTCTGATGAGATAAAAGAATATGCAGATGGCTTGAATCAAAAAGTAGCTACTGACAGTTTCGTATATCTGTATGATTAGGATGGTAAACCTCAAATGTTTATCAGAAGTATGATGGAAAAGCTTTTCCACGAGGTTGGAAGAGAAGTGAACGGATTATATTCTATAGAAAGTAACGAAATAGGGCGTGAAGAACAAGATCTTAAAGCTGCTAAGCAATGGTTGATGGATAAACTTGGTCTTGCTGTAGATCAGGTTAGAATATTCAATGGAGTAATGAGATCTGCTTCCAATGGTCCTAGAGTGTATGGTGTTACAAGAATGTCTGTTGGTAATGTAGCTAATATATTATTAGGTAAAGGAGCAGGTTTGGGTATATAGTATCATGAGGCTTGGCATTATATAAATATGCTTGTACATTCTGCTGCTGAAAGATAGATAATATATGAAGATTTCATTAAACATAATCCAGAGTATAAAAATAGAACAGTAAATGAGATAGAAGAAGCTATGGCTGAGGATTTCCGTAATTGGGCTATAGTAGAGAATGCTAAATGGTTTCAATTAGGTTATCAAACAATAAAAGCTTTTAGAGCTATAAAAGGATTCGTAAAATCATTATTTGGTATATCTAATAATTTGACTACTAATATATATAGAAATATCAATAAAGGTAAGTATAAAGAATATTAGATGAATCAATCTTCTGTTGACGAATTTAATAAAGCTTATACAAAAAAAGGAGTGTATTTCTCAATACCGGGAGTAGATCAAGATAGGTTAAAAGATATGCCCTCTATTATTAATCCGGATGTATTCTATAATGTAGTAGATTCTCTTACCAGTACTTTATTATCTATATTCAACATACGTAAGGCACAAGATATAGATAATTTAAGCTAGAATTTAGATTATTTACCTTCTATAATTGAAAGTAATATGATGGCAGGTATAACTCCAGAAGAGAATGATCAGCTTATAGAAGAAGTATTAGATAATTGGGACATATTCAAACAGTCTTTGGTAGAACAATTGAGTTCTCTTAACATAAAAGCTGTAGAAGTTGAAGAAAAATCTGATTATGATACTGGAGAAAAGAGACCTGATGAGAAATATGATAGGGTATCTTATGAATTTTCTAAGAAACTTAACATGTCCTTCAATGCTAAACTATTCTTCTATTCTATACCTAAAATGGAATATGATAAATCTAGAAAACTAGTACCAGTAACTGATCCTATTTTTGGTCTTAATATGACAGAATCTTTTGATGTTACTTGGAATAAGATCATGGAGAATTTGTGGGACATTGAAAGATGGGAGGATTTAGAAAGCAGATGTGCTAGATTAGGCAAAGCTGACCCGTTCTTCATATCATTACTTAATTATATAAGTGGTGCTAATAAACCTGACGAGAATACATGTACTCAAATTCTCACTACCATTAAGAGTGCAAAAAATGAAATGACTACTGTACAGTTCTAGGATGCATTTTAGAAAGTAAAAACTAGTGCTGGACTAGAAGAATTTGTAAAAGATATTAAGACTACAGTTAGAGCTAAGTCTGGAGAATGGAGAGTAATTGATTCAGCAGTATTCAGATATCAGAATAAGTATCCTAGGCAATGGGGTAGATTATTTTATGTATCTGGAATGATAGATAAAAGCGATGTAAACAATTTTGTAATAGACTCTGAAAAGTTAAACAACTTAGAGATAAGATTAGAAATAATAGCTGACGAATTGTCTGAAATAGCTCAACCTTTCATAAATAAAAAAATGAAAGGGTCTAATAAATTATCAGAAGATCAGATAAGACAAACTACAGTAAAAGCAAAATAGGATTTTGTAGAGATACTTAATAGTATTGGTATTGATGTAGATACTAAAACTATAGATTATCTGTTATATGGTACTGAAAGTTTAGATAAAAAACTACCTACAATAGAATCATTTGATAAATTATATACCATATTGAGATCTACTAAGAAAGGAAGTGCTAGAAACCAAATAATAGGTAATCTAAATAAGTTACAAGAAGGAGAATCTAAAGATTTGAAATTAGACAATCCTTTTCCAGCTGCAGAAGGTAGTTTCATACAAAAATTAGCTATAGCACACGGTAAATCTCATCCTAATCCTACTGAATTTAGTGTAACTGGACCTAATAACACTACTATTTATCCTATTACTCAAAATAACTATATGTCAGACAGAGTTAGATGGTTTAATCAAGATGCTTCTGAAGTTGATAAAACACTACTAGCCACTTATAATAAACACTCTTTATTATTAGGGGCACTGAAATAGGGTTCTAAATTAAGCCTCAGTACTCTTATTGCTGTGCGTAATGCTGATAATAGAGACAGTAGAGACTATTTCTAGATATCACCTACTGAGGACTACATTGCTAAACTTACATTAGCTCATCAGAATAGAATCGTTATGCCAACTATGGCAGATAAAAAAACATGGTATTCTATAACTGGAGTTAATCTATTTCATGATTTATTAAGCAGATCTAGAATGACAGAAATACAAACAGAGAATGGTATTCAACAAATGTTTGTAGAAGATGATATGTATAGGTATTCTGATAATACTCTACAAGCCATATCGGATTATCTGCTAGATGAATTCAATGCTGTATACGATTACTATATACACAAATCTGAAGTAGAAGAAAACCCTAATTTACGTATTGATAATTATCATGGTAAAATAAAGAATGGGGTTATGGACAACTCTGGTAATGGTGGTTATTTTAGGTATTTCTCTTCACTTAAGATGAGACAACAAGATGGTACATATAAATATGTTCCTTTAAATCAGATGTTGTGGGCTTGGTCTAAATTTGATTATGATAATGGTGGTAATTAGATGGAGACAAGATTAAAACAACTCCGAAATACTTTATTTGGAGACAAAGAAGCTCTATTTGATGCGATAAATGCAACATTATAGGATAAAGTCCAAGAGGAGATAACATTCCTAGTAGATAAAGGAATAGTAAGAAGAGATGGTACAGAACTTGAAAATGTATTACTACCTACAAATATAGTGAAAGAGTATACAGATAGATCTAAAAATCTAACCTCTGGTGATACATCTAGGAATAACAAGTCTGCTGCCGTTTATTCTATTATCGCAAATCATGTAGTAAATGAAATAGTATCTATAAATGAAATTGAAAAAGCATTCGTAGGAGATCCTGCTTACTATAAATGGAAGAGAGATAAAAACAAACCATGGATAATAGTAGAAAGATCTGTAGATAAAATTAAACGTCTTGGTTCTGTATTGTCTACTGGGGATAATCTTAGAACTTTTTGGGGAGATGGAGATGTAAGAAATAATTCTAAATTTACTGTATTACACATGAGTGATAATATGGTCAAATCTGTAAAATTCGATGAATACAAAAAGATGTTTACATCTGCTGAAGTAATGAAATATTTACAAAGGAAGAACCCTAACATTAGTCAGAGGCAACTTATTAATATGGTAAGTAAGGATAGTATTAATAAGACATTAAAAACTATTGACGCTAAATCAAGAAAATCAATTGAAGATTCTGTGGAAAGACAAATCGCAGCATATGGGGTTAACAACAGAGGAGAAGGTAATATAAATTAGGCGGATGCTGCAGTTTATATTAGACCAGCCTTATATAAGAGAATTATCCAAGCTGTAGGAGAATGGTCACCAGAAGTTGAAACGGCTTTTGAGCTTTTAGAAAGTGATAATCAAGAGTGGTTGTCTGATCCAAAACAGTATGCTCAAGCTTTGGAAACGCTTATTAAACCATTGAAGATGGTGTACTTCGGAAATCACAACTTGACTAAGTTAGGTTTGAATGTTCCAGTATTTGATAAGATGGCAATATTCCCATTATTTAAAGTAATGGCAAAAGCTGATAACTATCATTTATATCAAAGAATGAACAATGATGAGCTGGGAACCATAGATATGCTTACGTTTGAATCAGCAGTTAAAGTGGGAGGTAGATAGAAATTTGCTCCATATAAAGATGCAGATAATTCTAGATTTAATATAGAAGATTTAAATAGACCTTCTACATCTACAGTAGTTGAAGAAACTAATTTCGAAGGTTTAGATACTGATAATTCTAAGTTACCTACATATATACAAGATCTTAGAAATTTACGTCTGTAGATGAACACAGATCCTCATGAAAGCGTAGATAGATCTCTAGGTACGCAGTTTGCCAAAGTAGCCTTAAGTAATTTAATAAAAGATAGACCATATGGTTTAAATAAAGATGTAGAATACACCGGTAGATAGATTATAGATAATATATTTGGAGCTATAAATAGATTATCTGACATTGGAGCTCAAAAAATATATGATGAATTCTTAGAAGATGGTAAACCTTCTGAATAGAAACTATCTAAGTTCTTAATATCTCAAGGAAAATCTAGTGGTTTATCAAGAGATGCTTTATCTTCATTTGAAATAGACAAAACTACTGGACAAATCAAGGTACCTTTGTCAGCCCAAAGTAATAGAAGATTTGTAGAAAGTAGAATAATATCAAGAGTAGGAAAAACTGCCATTGATATTAATACTCCCGGTGGATCCGCTATCCAACATGCATTCTTTGGATTTAAAGATACTACTGGAGTATAGAAGCAATATCAAGTAGGTAGAGCTTTTAATGATGGTAAGCCTTTAAATCCTCTTAATAGCGATGGTAGTATGGATTGCATGTTGAGTACTAATTTCTTTAAACATATAGTTCCTAAGAAATATGCTTCTGATTATACTGCTATGAGAGACTGGTTGTTAGATAAGAAGATAATTGGGCAAGATGCTAAACCTTTTGCATTAGGTTATCGTATTCCAACTCAGGGTCTTTCTTCTACATGTTCATTAAGAGTTACAGATGTGTTACCAGAATCTATGGGGGATGTTATAGTAGTTCCAGATGATTTTACTGCTATGACAGGATCTGACTTTGATATTGATAAGCTATATATAGCTACAGGTTATTATGATAAAGATGGAAATTATTTGCAATGTAATTGGGACGATTTATCTAGTAATTCTGAAAAATAGCTTGTTAATGGTCTGATAGACATGTATAGAGTTGCCATATCAGATGATAGTAACATTGATCAAAGTAGAGCACCTCTGGATAATCTTACAACTAAAGTAAAAGAAGAAATAGTTCCTTTAGTTATGGGTAAATCTAAAGAGGAATGCAAGCCTATGTATGAACTCCTTCCTTCTTATTAGTTATTTAAGAAATTTGAATATACTGGAGGTAAAGATGGTATTGCTCCGTTTGCTCTTGCATCAACCAATCATGCTCTTACTCAAGCTCTAAACTTAAAAATGGATCTTGGATCAGTAGGAGATACATATAATTTAGGGAATATAAATGATGTATTGTCACAAGATGGTGAGAGAATATTGGATTGGTTATCTGCAATGATTAACGCCCATGTAGACGTTGCAAAAGATCCATACATTATTAATCTTAATGTTAATTCTGTTACATATAGTATGACAGAGTTCTTGTTAAGGACTGGAAAAGGTGAAGTAACATTTTATTTCTTATCCCAACCAATACTTAAGGATTTTGCCAATACGTTGATAAAGCTTAATGGGCAATATGGAGTAGATCCTAGTGATGTTAGTTATTCTGAGCTCATGGATGATACTTTATTTGAGTTGAAAAAATAGTATAAAGAAGAAGCGGAAGAATACATAAGTACTCTACCTAAAGAAGAACAGAAGAAGTTGCTAAATATATTGGATAATTGGGACGATAAAGATAAAGGAGTTGACAAATCATTAGCAGTAGATCCTTTAAAACTTGAAAAATCTTTGAACAGCAATATAAAAGGAGAGAGAAATCTTGATTTCTATATTCAACAACTATTAGTAGCAGACGCTTATTCTAAAATGTTGCCATATGCTGAAAGACTAGCAAAACTAGTAAGATTATCTCAGATAGATACTAAAAAATATGGTAATACTCTATCACAACAGGCTAACTATAGCAAATAGGTATTTGACTTTATAAGAAAAGAAGGAGAATAGTTTTATCAGGTAGATGATAAAGGTTCTGTTATAGAAGGAGATGATGTAAATGCTTTAATGAACTACTATGTTGACAGTTTTCTAATGAAGAAACTTACTAATGCAGTAGATATTCCAAGAAACATACTATCAAGTTCGTTCTTACAAGCTACAGATATGTACAGTGGAATGTTCGTAAGTCTTGCAAATGTTATAACAGGAGATAGATCTAATATGAACAAACAAGTTGCTACTAAATTAGATTCTATCATAGATAGTATTATAAGATCTAGAATAGCAAATAGTATAGAAGAAATGCATCTTGACGATGGAGAATATGCTAGAATGGTATTAGGTGATTGGACTGTTCCTAAAAGACTGTTTCAATTTAAAGCAGCTATTAGAAAGAATGATAATGGTAAATATAGTAGCATGTTAACAGGAGATGGAACTATTAATAATTCATTCTTAAATTACTTAGTTCCTACTGTAGCTACTGATCTTACAGATACGGATTCAATAACTTTGTTGAACAACTCTATGAGTAACAGTGCTAATTTCGAAAATAGACTTATAGCATACTTTAGTGATTTATTACAAAGTGACAATGAAGCTGTTAGAAAGTTCTCAAAGAGATTGGCTAAATACGCATTCTACACTTCTTACGATAATAAGAGTCCAAATTCCTTTGCTCATTTAATATCTAGTCAATATAGATTAGATACAGGGTATGCTGATGAAGTGAGAAGAACTATTCATGACATGAATAATGGTAGTTGGTTAAACAACATACTTAGCGATATTGATGAACCTACGTTAAGTAAGTATACTTCTTTAGCTATGATAATAGCTCGTAACAACGCTCATGATCATGAAATAGTTAAGAATGTAACTAGACCAAAATCAAATTCTGGTAATTCATCTGCATTTATATATGAAACAGCTCCTTGGAATGATGAATCTCAATATTTAGTTAGTTTCGCTACTAAGTCAAGGAAAGATGAAAGAGATTTCTTAGCCATTGATTATCCACAAGGTAATAGTAGAAATACTGTTTTATATGTTAAAGCTGGTAAAGTAGAAGCATACGATAAGAAGAAAGCTAAGAAATTAGGTCAAGCTACACAAACTATATATGTAGCAATACCAAGATTAGGTAGAACTAAAGGTAGTGTCAACTTAAGTGAATACTTCAAAGATTACAATCAATTATCAGACTTTTCAGAAAACAATATTAATACAATGACTGGAGAATAGATTATAGAGTATTTTGGTAATCATGAAAAGTTTAGATTAGCTGTGAAAGGATCTAATTTCAGCGATGTAGATATTACATTCCTACCAAGTCAGTATATAACGGAAGATTTTGTATTTACTAAAGATCCATACAATCAAGAGGTGAACAATAGTGAACCTACTCTTGAGAGCAATAATCCTAAAACTGTAGCTATGGAGAGCAAGAAAATAGATAAAGAAGTTGCAGCAGAATCTGGTTTACTTAATAGAGATAATTTAATGAATAAAGTACAACAACAATTATTAATAACTCAAGCATTGTCGGAAGCTGATATTCAATCAGATCCGTTATCTGGAGTAGAATCATCTGGACTTGATATTACAGACATGTTTACAACAGAAGACGATTTAAGTAAAGATAATTTTTCAGACGAAGCATTTAACATTTGTAAAAGTAAATAATTATGGCAAAAGGAATATGTCCAATTTTGAGTGACCCAAAAGTAAAAGCAGAATTTGAAGAATTAGTAGATGCATTGGGTGAAGTATAGGCTTACGCTGTGTGGGATTAGAATGGTGGGTACAGTTTAGATAAGGCTCCTAATGGGGAGCCTTCTATACTGTTTGAAACATTATTGCAACACAATAATGGTAATAGAGTAAATGCTATATAGGCTAAAGCTAAAGTATACACAAATAGTTTTAAAGCTTGGTTTGGAGATTGGGTGAATGATCCTAAAAATTCTTCAAAAGTAGTAGACGAAAATGGTGAACCATTAATAGTATATCATGGAACCAAATAGGAATTTGAACAATTTTCCCCTGAAGAAACAGCCAGAGCAGATGTTGGTTTTTTCTTTACTTCAGATATACACTATGCTAATCAGTATGGTAAGTTTATAATACCTGTATATTTATCTATAAAAAATCCTTTTCAGTCACAAGAAGAATTAAATCTTGACACTGTAGAAACAATAATGACTAATGAAGATACTATACGAAATACAGATGGCATAATTGGTCACGATTAGAAATTAGATCTTAATCAGTCACAAGGTGTTGAGTATGTAACTTATACTAACAAATAGATAAAATCTGTAGATAATAGTGGGTCCTTTAATCCAAATTCTGCAAATATATTTGATAGAGAAATATCTCCGTTACAACAACAAACTATTTATCAAATAGACGAAGCTATGTAGACATTTCGTGCTCAAAGATACGATTTTGACTCTACATTAGATTCTATAAGACAATTAATTACCAATGCTGTATAGGCTCGTATAAAAGCTATCTAGGGGCGTAATATTTAGAATAAAACTGCTTTATTAGTTCCGTTGGAACAATAGCTGGCGTCTTTAAAAAATCCCAATATTACATCATTACAAACTATAGTATTCTGTTTATATGATATAAATAGGACTATGACCGCTCCAGTTAATGCTATATTACAGGCACAGAAGAATCTTAGAGAAGGTAGAGATAGTGGGTTTAGTAATCTAGCATTAGTTCAACTCTAGTAGGATTACTTTGGCATGTACAATAATGTGTTAGAAGAAATAGCTAAGAACATATTTGATTCGAATATATATCAAGATCTATTAGGTAAAGAGAGCTTTGACTAGTTAAAAACTATGATAAGTAATATGCGTACACAGTTTGCTGCAGCAAAACAAGGTATAACAGAACTTACTACAGATTTAGCTCAAAAGACATTACTTCAATATGGTATAAAAGATGAACTTAGCAGAACAGAGCTTGAAGAGTATGTTAGTTCTGAATTAATAACTACTGAAAATGACGTAACTACTTTAATGCGCTGGATCTCTGCCGGAGATAAAATGAATGATAAGGCGGCTCGTGTTATATTTGACATGGTAGCAAATGCTAATAACAGAGTAAGATTCAATACTCATAAATTTGGTAACAGAATGCTACGTCTGTAGTAGAATGTAGCAATTGGTGAATAGATGAAATTATTTGAGTATGATTCTGATGGCAAAAAGACAGGATATTTTATTAGAGATAGAAAGTACGGGGAGTTTATGAACAACTTGGAAAATGAAAGAAAAAGATTGAAAACCAAGTATAATGTTCCGGAAGGTTAGAAGCTACCTTTAGATAAAGAAGCTCGAACTAACTTTAATAAAGAAATGAATGAATGGCTAAGTAATAATTGTGAAAGAAGATACACAAAGAAGTATTATGACGCTTTTAATTCTTTAAGTCAAGAAGCAAGAGATGCCAGAGATGCTATCCAATTTAAGATATACAAACTCCTTGATGATGTAAGAGATAATAAAGGTAGAGTACATATGGAAAATTTGACAGAATCCCAATGGAATCAATACCTAGATTATAATACTTAGAAAAAGCAATTAATGTCTAGATACTATGAAAATGGTGCTCCTAAGACAGATATGGATTTACAAATTGCATAGGAGTTAACGGATCTTAATAAAACTCTTCATGAAGGTATGCATTATGTAACCAATATGGAGAAATTTAACGAAGCTAAGGCAGAAGCTAAAAAGAATTTAACTTCAGAAGAGTATGAAAAATGGAAAAAAAGATATACAAGAGAAGAGATAAGTGAGGAGTTTTATAAGCAATTAGCACAGTTAAATAAAAAAACATACGGAGATGAATACGCCCAATTGCAAGAAATGAGAGAAGACCTAACCAAACCTTATAAAAATGAATATACTGGAGGTTTGGATGTTAGGAGAATGTCTTCTCAATTATTGGGTACATTAAAATCTATAGACAGATAGATGCGTAAAATCCGTAAAAATACTCCAAAAGTTAAAAAGCAACAGTAGGCTGTAGAATTCGAAGATATAGCAGAGGTAATACCGACTGAACAATATAAAATAGATAAAGCTAATGCTCTCAAACGTGGGATAGAGTTTTATGAAGCTTGGGAATTAACTCATCATGTAGTATATTACGTTGGAGAACAGGAAGTTAAGAGACCTAATTGGTATTATACTAGAGTAGTACCAAAAGATAAGACATTAATAAACACTGAAGCTCCAACAAGAGAATTTAGCGAAATAGATCCTAAATCTGAATATTTCAACAATGATTTTGATACTAATATTGATGAATATTATCAGCCAAAATCGACTATCTATACCAACAAGTAGTACTACGACATGTTCGATCCAGTAAAGGATAAAGACGGCAACGATGTTGCTACTAAAAACAAAGACTTGTGGGAACTGTATAAAGGATTACTATCTGGTATGGAAGAATCTAATGATAAGATCACATATCTTACACGTAATAATCCGTATAGACTTCCATAGATGAGTGGAAGTATGTATCAGTACATGAAAAATGATGGTATCATTAAAGGATTTTTACAACAGACTAAACAAGGTATAGTAAAAGAGACAGATGATGTTGGTTTTGTAGATGCTCCTACAAGTAGACCAGACGGATCTGAACAAAGATTAATACCAACATATTTTATTGACCCTATTAGGAATGAAAAAGGAGAACCTGATCCAAATAGAATAACTAATGACCTTGTAGGAGCTGTTATTGCATATTATAAGATGGCTGAAAATTTCAAATAGAAAACAGAGATACAACCAGATTTAGAAGTTATTAAAATGCAATTAGCAAATAGAACTTTCATAGGAAAACCTATAGGAGTAGATGCCACTGGTAAAAAAGTATACAAACAAAGTAATAAAAAAGAAGGTAAGGATACTAACGTATATAAGTTTGTAAGTAAGTTTATAGACATGCAAGAGTATGGAGAAGAAGTTAAAGCTCATTTACAAAAAATAAGTAGTGATAGTAGAATAGGAAAGTTCTTTGGCTTAGCTGGAACTGAAATCAACTGGAGTAAAATAGCATTATCTGTTAAAAATTTCGGTCAATTAATAGGTTTAGGATTGAATTTAGCAGTAGGCGCTACTGGTATGGCTACAGCTTTTTTACAGCAGTTAGGATTTGTTGCTAACGGAAGATATTTTGATTTTTCTTCTTTTTCTAAAGCATATTTCAATATGGTTAGTAACATACTAGGTATAATGCATTATATGCATAGTACTACTACGGATAATAAATACGTAGCTTGTATGCAACATTTTGAAATAGGTACTGAATTCTAGAACGCTTACCGTAATTCTAACAGAATAGGTATCATAAATACTATTTCTAGAAATTGGGCTTTTGGAATTTTCTCATTTTCAGATTTCGTGATTAAAGGTACACTATTAAATTCGATTATGAATAACTATAGATACTACAATGGAAAATTCTATAATAAGGAATAGTTCATTAATATCATAGGAAATAAAGAAGATGCTAATGATATATGGAAATCACTTCATAGCACATATGATATTATAGAAATAAAAGATGGTAATATTCATATTGAAAATAAAGCGTATGCAAAAGCATTTACAGAAGTAGAAAATCAAATAAGTAATGCTGCTAGATCTTTAGCTGCTACTGCAGATGGACAATTAACAGAAGAACAAAAAGCACAATTTACAAATAATGCTTTAGGTTCAATAATAATGATGTTTCGTAATTATATACCTAATCTTATTAATGAAAGAGTAACTATGAAAAAATAGTATGACTATGATTTAGGTATGAAACGAGAAGCATTATATAGAACAGTAGGTAGAGTAATACCTATGCTAATTAGAGATTGGAACAGTAGAAAATCTTTAGATTCATCTGATATAGGTAATCTCAAGCAGTTTGGCTTTGAAATGTCTACTATTATGTTATTGTCAATGATAATAAAACCATTATTAATACAAGCAGCAGATGATGATAAAGATAGTTGGATTATAAATTTCTTAGCTTTATTAGTTACTAGAACTGGCTTCGAGTATTCTAATCAATATAATCCACTAGATTTACTTAATACTTTAACTTCTGTAAGTCCTATAACTAGTATCATAAACCCTTTTACTAATATAATGTCTGTAAGTGAAATGGCAGAAATGTTTAGTAATAATAAGACTATTAAATATGGTCCTTATAAAGGAGATACTAAGTTAGAGAGATGGTTATGGAAAATGACTCCATTTAAAAATATCAAAGAAATTCAAGATCCAGCACTTAAGAGAAAGTATTACGAATAGTTATATAATAAATAAAAATAAAGGCTACCTTATTCAGGTAGCCTTTTCTGTGTATGAAAATTGGAGGTTTTCATATTATTCTAAAATAGGATCTTCTAGTGCATCACCTACAGGAATAATCTCTTTAATTTCGTGAAAATCATTAGTAAATATAATATCACCTATATTACTATCAATTCCACTGAATAAATTCCAAATAGTCTTATAATCAGTATTTGTTAATCCAGCGGGACCGTTACTAATAATATTATCATATCTATGTTTAATTTCATTAGGAAGTGTAAACACAGCTATTTCATACCAAATATCGTTTATACGAATTTGTCTTAGACTATGAAAGAATTTATTCTTTTTTAACTCGAACTCTAGATTTAATAAATCTGCAACTGTATTTTCTTTATACATTATGAATACATGATTATCAAAATATGGTTCATCAGGATATTCTGTATATACATTTATAAAGTTCTTGTTAATTAGTTTTTTATTATCTACAATTAACTGCAGTAGACATGCAGATGCTTCATTCAAGTTCTTCAGTTCCATCTTCTTCGTAATATTTACGAGTATGGTCCCAATTACCTGTCTGATAATGATATGATATTTCTGCTAAGGTATTTGCTATTAGGTCTTTGCGATCCAATAACTCTTTCTCATTTAACATATTAAAAACACGTACTTCATTATTACCATTACTCTGAATAGCAATAATATATGCTTCTAAATCATATTCTTCTATATCATAACCTTCTTCCTTGAAATACCAAGTAAGAGCTAATATATAGAATGCTATCTGTCTATAATAATCATATTCTTCTACAGAATGTTTGAAATTATAAACATCAGCAGTTGTTTTTAAGTCAATTAATGTAATCCTTCTATTACAATGATCAATCTTGACTCTATCTAATAGTGACTTACAGGATACATTTGCTTTTTCATATTCCCAGTTTATATGAAACTCATTGTTACATTCTAAGCCTGGCTGATTTGTTAGTAATTCATTTGCTTTCTTGTGATTCTCTATGTTCTCCTTAATATGTTTAAGCATAGTTATATCAGCAAATGATATCACTTTTTTGTTATTTTTTTCGAGCTTAAGATATACAATATATTCTGCAAATGTTTCAATAATTTGCTTAGCTTCTTCTAGCTTTTTATCATCTGATTTACTATTGCTATAAGCTTTATTATAACTTTTAAGCAATAACTTATCAGTATCCTCTAGAGGATTTACTACTAGTTCTTGAACATATTCTATACATAATGTTTTTTGTTGATTTACTTTAGGTACTACAAAGTCTAACACTTCATAGTTATCCCAAAACTCATCAGGTTGAAGTAGGTACATATGTATCATAGTTCCTTTATCAAGATACTTTCCACTAATACCTTCTTCTTTACCATCAAGCATATCCTTGAGGTAGCGCGGTCCTTTCTTCAAAAACCATCCAATTGCTGAATTTGATATTCGCGTGTTATCTTCATAATACGGAATTTCTATTTTCATGCTGCTGTTTTTGTTTCTTCAAATACGTTACTATCTACAATGAAATCTTCTTCCATTATATTAGTGTCAGTAACAAAGTTTCCTGAAGTATCCCATTCAACTTCATCTTCCTTTACAGGAATTTCTGCACGTAGTTCTTCTGAGTAATCTTGTATAAGACTGCTCAATTGATTAGAAAATTCTAGAGTTTGTGTTAAATTGGATATTGTTTGTAATCGTAGAAGAATCTCATCTATGATCTCTTGTCTTTTGTCTCCAGTCATAATATCTATTGTTACTATTTTTAAGCCTTTTTTAAAGTTATACCAATCATCTAGTATAGAGCAATTATGTTGCCCTAGATGTCCGTATGATATACCATCATGCCAATGTCCAAACAAATGATGTTTGTACTTTCCATAACTATAATAATATAGTTTATCATTATAATTAGGATTATCATGAGTAAGTAGTATATCACATTTAGGTATTTTTTCGAATGGATTCTCATCTATTTCATCAGTAGGATATTCAAATGCCCATCTACCTTCTTGAAACTCAATAGGTTGTATCCAAGGAGTTCCATAGAAGGTTATACCTTCATATGTATATGACTCATCCACTAAGAATCTTACTTTTCCATTAGTATAAAGTTCGTAGTCTTCTACAAAACTTTCCCATTCATCTCCTAACTTACTTTCTATGTAAAAGTCATGATTACCGGGCACTACTAATATTTTTTTACAAGGTAGTTTATCTACCCATTTTGCAAACCGTGTCTGCCACCACTTTAGTGAAGCATCCATAGATCTTTGTTCATTTAATGGAATTATATCTCCACAAATGCACAAAACATCACATTCAGGAATCCCATTATAGAGATTCCCGTGTATGTCACTAATTCCACATATTTTCATATTGTAAGAATTTAGTAAGTTTATATATAAGTATTGAATAAAATAGTATCATTAGATTATATCTTCATCTATTTCATCCTCATCAGAACTATTAGTTCCTGTTCTTATTACTCCATTTAAGCTAAGATTCATATCTTTAGCTAGTTTATCTAACGGAATATCTTCGAAGAGAACAACTTCATCTAAGAATGCTGAAATATTATCAAATGATTTAACTTCCATATGTTCGATGATGAAGTTCACAACTTCATCTATGTTCTTTATTCCTTTATCTTCTGCCATATAGCGTACAAATACAGAATTAGAATTTGCTTCATATTCTTTAAAATAACGAACACGTGAACAACGATCAAAGAAGTTATCGTCTATCTGATCCGTTTTGTTACAGGTCATCAATACTAGTTTTTTAGATGTAGCTTCTACACCGTCTAAGAATCCTAACAGATCCTTAGTTTCCCACCAATAAGTATTCTTTTCAATCTCGTCAAACATAACTACTACAGGAGTAGTAAAATGTTTAAAGAAACTAGTAAGTTTATTAGCAGGGTAATCGTTTGCAACTATAATAATAGGTAAATTACTTTCTAAGGCAATACGTTTAGAGAGCATTGTTTTGCCTGTACCTTTAGTACCAGCAAGTAATATACCTGTTGTCTTTCCAGAATTATCAGAATTAAAATAACTTAATACACGTTTGATAAATTTATTATCTTCTTCTAGTTCATATAATTTCTTTGGCATATTCAAATCTCCATTCTCTTTGAGATAAGATCTTCCCTGCATTCTATCATACTCTAGATCGTATACTTTATTATTTATGAGCTCATAAGAAATACCCTCTAACTTAGGTTTAACTGTAATCTCATTTCCAATCTTAATAAATTCTGCCATAACTGTAATTTTTTTATGTTTTTAACTTGTTGACCAATTCATCAACTTGTTTTTGCGTATGTACTATATAATAATCTATATCTAGATTATTTACATACAAATAATACTTAAAAAGTTTTTCACGCAAAGCCCATGCATCATTTGGATAGCCTTTGCATTCAATAATAAACTTATCACCTACAAAGTCAGGTTTATAAGTTATTGCTCTATATTTCTTATCACCAAAAGTAAAAGCTGGAAGCAGTTCGTATCGTTGAGTTTCATACTCAGCTTTGATATTCGACTCTTCCAGCTTCTTATATGTATATGTCTCAAGTTTGCTTTTAAACTTAATACCATTATACTCATTTGGTGTTGCATTGCGAATTTTGCTTTCGCTAGGTTTATTTCTTTTCCTCTACATCATTAGTAATAATTATTCCACTATCTTCAATTTCAGTCTTTAGATCTTTAAGGATACCTAATAGAGTTTCCATTTTACTGAGATCTTCTGGAAATAGTATTCCATTGATACCAAGTGACAATGTAAAACCTAAGGCAATAAAAGTATTACCTACTAATTTAAATGGAAAAGCTAACGCTTTACGCAATCCTTTGGAAATATAATTAAATTTGCTCATTGTTTTATATAGTTTTTTATGAAATTTGCCAGTTTATCAACAGATACAAAATCATAATTTGCAAAACTGCTATCAATACCAACATCTATACGAATGTGATCAGGAAGTTCTGCTGAATTCTGTAAGTCTATTGAGCCATGACAATGACCGTGAAGCATTATACTACCTTTTTCGATATGTTCCCAAGAGAACATAGGAAAATGGCACATAATTACTTCAATATTTTTTGGTAACGATGGGAACACAGTTTTCTTAAATGTCATATTCTTTATCTGAGTAATATGATTGAAGAAACATCTGTGATTATCTGATACTTTGTCATGATTTCCTAGTATAAGTACTTTATTTCCATTTAATCTTTGGAATAACTTTCTCTTTTCATCCGTCGTTCCGAATGCAAAGTCTCCTAGAATATATACAGTATCATGTTTATCAATTCTACTGTTCCACTTTTGTATCATCTTCTCTGTTACCTCTTTCATATCATTACCAAATATTTCTTTCCGTTTAGGATGAAAATCTAGTATTCTATCATGAAAGAAATGCCAATCTGCTGTGAACCATATCATTTGTTAATATTTTTAGTTAACCAATTTTTCACTTTATCAAATCCATTAGCTTTTATAGCATCAGATACATCTTTTGCTTTAAACTTTTTATGGATTAGCATACCTTCTAAGCCTGTTTTCTGGCTCATTTTACGGAGATATTTTACTCCAGTTTCATCTCTATCAAACAATATAATAATACGTTTAAAACGCTTCTTAAGTTGTTCTAGAACTCTATCAGGTATGAATGTAGATTCAGATGAAGGTGAGATAGCTGGTATACCCATCTCGTATAGGCACATAACATCTTTCATACTTTTGGTTATAACAAGTATATCTCCTGTTTTAGGTAATTGTTTATAACCCTGAATATCTAATTCAGTTAAGTTGTTACGCCATTTTGTATATTTGTCTGCATATGGTTTATATATCTTAAAATGATTATATACCTTATATGCATACATAGGATTTTCTTCTTTGTAAACGCTTTTTACTATGCCGTTACATAGGTAGTACTTTATACTACTTACTCCAAACTTCTTTAGTGTCTCTACCTGTATATTAAACTGCTTCCAGTAATTGATGTCAGTTTCAGTAAATTCCTGACGTACTACACCAATTACTGTTTCAGTTGACGGTATATATTGCTTAGAGCTATCGAGATGCGTACTACTAGTAATTTTAAGTTTGTTAACTATATCATTTAGAATATCTGAATAATTAGTTAAACCTGTTATTAAGGATACGAATTTGATAACATTACCACATTCTCCTGTACCATGATCTTTAAATAACAACTGTTTAGTCTTTCTACTATAGAAACAACCAAACGATGGTGTTTTATCTTTTCTCAATGGAGAATTGTAGATCATGCCAACTTTAAAATTGCCAATATACGCTGCATATACATCATACTCACTTACTCTAGATAATATATAATCTAAAGTAATAGTAACTTCTTCTTTTATTTTGTTAGTATCAAAAACCATATGATATATTGTTAGTGGCAGTGTAGAGATTTGAACTCTACAGTAAAGGAAAGCTGTATCTTACTTTCTTTACACCATGCTCCTGATACTCCGGAACTGCCATTAAAACGTAGGTTGTGTACTATTTCGTAATCACTCATTTTTCATAGTGCGGTACACTAACCTACGTGTTCGTCGTATTATGCCCGACGTGGCGACTTTATATAAATCCTAACAGATTAGAAAGGTAGATCGTCAGACGTAGCTTCCGTTTTGACTTCTAGAGGATTAACTTCTACAGTCTCTTTATCGGATACTACTGGTTTAACGAACAAGTCTATACCTGTTATTTCTCGTATCATGCTTTCATTTTTGCCTTCTTCATAAAATCCCATCGGGATAATCATAGGCTCAATTGCTGCAAATTTTACATAACTTGGAAGTGTAGTATATCCATCTTTATTATAGACAACTTTCACTTTCAACAATGTGTCTTTGTTTGCTGCATTCAGCATAGCAACTACCCAGTTAGTGAATTCTTTATAAGAACTACCAGTGAAGTTTAATACTTCTTTAGGATAGAAACATCTCAAGATACGATTAATTCTTGTAACCTGATTTGTTGCTTTATTCTGGTTCTGTTCTTCAGTATCTTCTGCACGTTCCTTAGGTTCCCATTCTGTATGAACAAGTTCCTTGCCGTCTTTCTCGAATCTAAATTCAATGAAATTCTTTCCTGTTGGAGATACTGCAGTCTTCACTGACGTAAATTTAACATTATCATGAATACCTGCTTCAAGGTATTTAGTATTATTACTATTATTAGTTAATGTTACTTGGTTTGCTAAATCTGTACTATAAATCATAACTATTTGTTTTGTGTTTTTTATTCAGGTAAATATATCTTATCCCAATAAGTAGTGATTTCATTGTTTTCATCACTCTCTGCTACTACTATATTCTTTCCTCTCAAGTGAGGAGCTCTAGCTTCTATGACGGAATTATCTCCACCTTCAAAAGAAATATGAGTTTCATTTTTCTTTCTATATACATAGCCAACAGCATCTGCTTCACCACATATAATATTTGCTAGTGCGCCTACTAGATCAAGAGACATTTCAGACATTTCTTCTCCATTCTTATTAATCAACTTATCTCTAGTATGACCAATAAGAATAAAGTTATCACATAATCCTCGGAACATGTCAATAACTTTTCTTACAGCTTGTCTTATATATAAATAACCAGATCCATTAGGCAAGGTTCTGAGGTCTGTACCTTCATACTTCTTGCCCATTGGAGTAGCTTTATATAACTGTATAGCAAAGCTCATACACATCTCTTCCAGTCTTGATGCATTATCAATAGTAATATACTTATAGGGTTTCTTACCTTCTTTTTTAATTTCTTCTCTTATTGCATTTGCAATCTCGCCTAAATCATTTACAGATCTAGCTTGAATAGCTAATGCCTCTAAGAATTCTGAACCACCTTCCAAATCGACAATAAGATTATTGTCTAATTTAGATGCTAAGGTAGTTTTACCAGACTTTGGTTTGCCAAACAATATCAAGAATCTAGGATTCTCAATTCTGGCTTTTAATTTCTCTTTTGGTAATACAATCATAAAGCTAGTTTATTTTATGTATCCCTCTGATAAATATCTGATAATTTCTGCTAGTTATGGGATTTATATGTTATTAGAACCAACCGTTATTCTTTACTTTAATAGTAAGATTAATGATTGTTTTCTTTGTTTCGGGTTTCAGATAGTTCAATGAACCCGGAGCGATTGGAATGATATCGTATCCAATCTGTACGAAATTGTGGAAAATTTTAATCGGTGTACCGTAGATATCCTCGAAATCATAATCCAAATCAAATGGATAATTCTTCTTAGCATATGCATCAAGTGCGTCTAATGCTTTAAAGAACTCTGTTTCAAGGTTATAGTTGTCGATTTTGTAGCACTTTGAGGCAAGCGGACAATTAGCACAAGTCTTAGGCAACCAGCTTACATTGTGTTTCTTACTTAAACCTAATGTAATAGTATCACCTGCACCTGCATATTCGATTCCAAAATTAGATTTCGGATAATCAAATGAACTGTCAATAGTCAGCCACGGATATGCTGTAATAATGCGTTCCATCAATGCATCTTTATAAATCTTTGCACTATTTTCTTTCTTCGGTAATGTAAATGTATATGTTTTCATAAATTCAGCCTTTTTAATTGTTATTACTAAAACGAAATCTTCTTTGCTGGTTCTTCATTTCGTATAGTTTCAATTAAATTATTGTATTTCAGATCGTTGTCGAATTCTAATATCGAGCATTGTCCAGCATCTCTATTCTTTATAAGATGCAAATAGACTTTGTTATTAACTGGTAAACGATTCGGTCCATACTGTTGGATATTTAGTAATTCTGGTCTGTGAATACAAATAACATAATCGGATGCATGAAATATTGTATCAGCAGAAGAAATATCACTACGCATTGGATAATGCATAGAAGGATTATTAATTCTATCAGGAGTTTCAATGTTACGATTCATCTGTGATAACTGTATTACAGTGGTATTAGGTAATTTCTTTACCTTAATAAACAGTTTCTGTAAATCGGAAATCACTTGCAGTGCTGACTCGCGAGATTGACCTTCAACAAGCAAAGTATGGTCAAGTATGACTATAAATTTCTTGCCTTTAGCTTTATTCTCATAGAAGTAGTCTATAGTAGAAGCTATATCTTCAACTGTACCCGGTGTATCTACATAATATATCGGATATGACTTTATTTGTTGAGAAGTCTCTTCGACTTTGGCTAACGATTCATTATCTAAGTCATTGTTAGCACTATATAGCTCAGCAGTAGTTAGCCTTAACTTACTACTCAATTTTCTACCAACCTGCCTAGAACTTAACATCTCAAATGAGAAATTAAGTACTATAACATCCTGATCAGAATTTAGGTCTATTAAATCATTTTCTAACGTATTAACAAATGATGATTTACCACTACCTGATATACCCACTATTGTATATACAGTATTAGGTTCAATGCCGCCCATACAGGCAGCATTAAACTTATTCCATCTTGTTTTAAGAGACTTTACCTCGTGGTTCTTTCTCTTCTTAATATACTCAGTAGCTTCTTTTGTAGCTGCTGATATATGCTGGAATTGTAGTATTTTAGTAGAGATCTGTTCCATAACTATTTGTCATAATCGGTTCTTCTACTTTCATCTGTTCCTCGTAAGTCTCCCACTCATGCTGAGTGAGCCATTTCCACATAGTTTTCATATAACCTAATTTGCCAGTTAGCATTTTGTTATCTATCTCATACTTAAGACAGTTACAGATATGCTGATGCATAGCTTTGCTTTTACCGACTATTCTGTTATATTCCTTCCTACATTTGTTTACATTTGCTCTAAGGAAACCTTTAGTTCCATCAGGGCGTATAACATAAACTGGAAATAGGTCATAGAATTCATCAAACATAGATTTATCTTCTTTTAGAAGTTCTTCTAGTTCTTTTGTTTTCTTTATGACTGTGGTATCATCTACTACTTTGGTAGTGATTAGTTTACGAGACTCTAACTCTTGTATTTCTTCTTCATTAACTAGGCTGAGAAGTTTCTGAATGTCTTGATTGATGGTTTGATTATCACTCAATACAAGTGTTAGGAATACTAATTGATTCATAGATAAATCTGAAATTCTATCTAAGATAGAAGTGTCTATTTCTAAAATCATATTCTCATATTATTATATGAGCTATGGTCTCTGAAATATATCTGATAAGCCTCTGTTAATCCCATAGGCTCATTTGTAACGGTTTTAATTCTCTGATTATCTTATAGGCTTCCATAATGTAATACCTATAATTAATCTTTCTCTCTTCAATTGGTTTATCGTCTAAGTAATTTAATAAAGTAACACCAGATGCAGTAAGCATATTCTGATACTGTTTTTCTGTAGGACATGGAATACTTATATCAAAACGATTAGTATCCTTCTCTTTCCATTTCCACAAGTAAGCACCATTAGTACTTGCATAGAAACGATTAGTTCTCTGTTGTTCTTTATTATTATACTCAACATGCCATTGTTTACCAGTCTTTTCAGACATTAGAAAATCTCTAATATCTTTGCAACCTTTTATAGTTTCTTCTACTGGTACTCCGTTCTTAAAAAAGTTTATTACTGCTTTCGGTATGATCTTCGGAGTTAGACCTTTCCCTAATTTCACAGTAGTAATAAACATACCCTTCTCTTTTACCTTATCATCTTCAGTAATAGCGAAGTAGTCATTTATAGCATATTGATACATAGCTTTAAAACGTTCTTCCTCAAGCGTTAGCCTAGTAAGTTGTTCCCATTCTCTGCAAACATTGTTAACTTTTGAATATACGTCTTTCTTAAGTAAGACAAATAATCCATCCGTGTTTGCTTGGACGATTCGACATCCTAACTGGGTTAGTTTCTCTGCTAGCATTAGTAATAGTAACTGTCCATTTATTCTGATTTGCATTACAGCAAACGGACTATAACAGAAGTTATGTTCATTCTGTAAGTTACCTGATAATCCATTAAGAGCAAGCTTTAAGGTTTCATTCTTAACCTTATTGCCATTGTGTTTAGCTTCAATTCGCTCATCTTTAATCTGTTTATATACTTCTAGGAATTCAGGACCTAAGTGTTTAGGATAGAATTCATACTCTATTAGCATACTTGGATATAGAGATGCAACATCTATATCAATGAGCATTTCATCTTCCTTAGGAATAATTATTTCTGGTTTATTCACTGAGTGAATTCCCCCAACTCCTACAGAATATTGTAATCCTTCAAATACGAATTTATTTTCGTATCCTTTCCTACCTGGAGATACTATTTGACTTTTCATGTCATCTAATACTCTAGTTAGTATAGGACTATCATACTTAATAAAAGGTAGTATAACATTATTTAATGGTATTACTGACATAGGAGATCTTAAATCTTTAATATCTCGCCATGCTTGACCTGTTTTCTCAAGATATTTCTGAGTCAAGATCTTCATACCAATGTTTACGCCATCTTTACTAAGTACACGTACTCCATATTCATCTTCAATAGCTATTCTTAAGTCGATGTCTTTTTTACATCTATTGAGTAATTCCTCAGTAGAATTAACATCATTAATATTATAATCAATCATTGAATCTATTTGATTCTCAGGCAAATCTGCCTGCCAATCTGCAACAAATTCCTGTACATTTCTGTACTGCATTGTTACTTGAATTTCTTTCAAACCTACTCTTAACTTATTGCTATAAAGCATAGTAAGAATATCAAACGAATCAAAACAAATCATATACTTCCACTTACTCCAAGCTCTAATATCGTCTTCACTTGAAGTAGTAATTACTTTACTTAAATTAAATATAGATCTACATATATCTCTATATCCTTTATATTTCATTACAACATAATAATCTATTATATAATTTATAATAGGATTATCATAATGAAGATTATTATAACCACAAAATAATTTATCAGTATTTAACTGAATTTTTGTAGTATATAAGTCTCCGAAAGTATAGTCTGTATTAACTGTATGAAAGAAATTGACTAATTCATCTAATTGATTTCTTCTGCAAGATATTTCAAATTTATGCAATTCACCTGTTTCTGTATTTTTTACAGTACAATGGAAGACATTGGGGAATACCTCAATATCATATACATAAACAATCTTATCTCGTATAATCATAATATAATAATGTTAGTTTGGTCCCTATTTCGGACTCGAACCGACGACCTTCCCTAACATATGTGAATATATAGTAATACGAATATTACATCAATGCATACGAATTACAGGACGCTCTAGCCACTGAGCTACTAGGGACTTGCAGCAATTTAGGCAGCTTACTTTGCCTTTTGTTGTACTACTTTATGTACATACGTTTCTTTAAACGCTACAAGGGAAGCTTTGTGCTTAGCCTTGTCTTCTTTGCTCTGCTTAGTAGATGTTAATTACTATGCTGCTGCCGCAACATTTGAATATTTCTCCTTTAACTCTTCAGGACTAGTCCATGAGAGAATAGTATCTTTAGGATAATAAGAACTTTGTTTAGTATCTAGAGGAGTAACGGACAAACCCGTTAAACTGTCTTTATCTTTACTGTTCTTATACATACTACGGAATTTAGCTTGAGCTATCTCTACTGCTTCTGTGTTACTTTTAGCAGTAATATAATCAGTAAGTAAATCTATCTCCTTATGTGGAGCTTCTTTACTTTGTTGTTTGATTATATATTGGTACTTCTTGCTTTCTTCCTTCTTAGAAGGGGATTTCATTTTTGCTAATGCTTTCTTATTTTTAGTAAGAAAATCTACGACAGAGCTTTTTATCTCATTTTTATGAGGTCTCTCTTTAAGAAGTTCAACTTTACGTTTCTTCTCTTCTGCAAAACGCATTTTGATCTCCTCATCAGTCAAATTAACTAATTTTGGTTGAACAAACAGGTTCTTTTTTACAGCACGAGTGAATTTCTTCTTCTCCGCTCTAGTATACTTAACTGTAGGATCATATCCTACTTTCTCAAGTATCTGTTTAATTCGTTCTTTCTTGGCTATCTTAGCAGCTTTATTATCTTCCATAGCCTTCTTTGCTACATCAGTTAAATGATCAGCTAGATGTACTTTCTTGCTGTTACTGATGAAACCTATTACTTTCCCATCTTTATCGTACTCAATGTACTTTGACGGACCCAGTTCAACTCTAGTAAGATACTCTACTTTCTTCGATCTACGAAGCTTACTTTTGTTGGTGGTTGATAATTTAACTCCTGTTCGTTTTCCTTTTTTATTTGCTAATATCTTTTTCATCTTGATAATTTTAAAAGTTATTTACTTGCTAAAACCTTTTATAACTTGTTTGGTTTCAGCGTTTGTATTCTCTGTATAATATATGACTAGATTCTTATCTTCATAAGTTATCTGTGCTAATTCTCCAGAGGAGTAAGCACTTGCGATAGCTTTATTTACTCGCTTTTCATAGTGCTTACTAGTCTCTAGAAAATGTTTCCTTAGAAATATTGCATTCCTCTTTATCATGCTACTAATGCTAGTGGAGCAGATTCAATATCTAACTCCGCTTTATCGTTAAACTCTTCAAGATCCTTGTTGAGTTTGTTTATTTCTAATTGAATTTTGTTCTTAATAGTGTTAAGATAAGCTGAAGTCAGCTCTTCTGTAACCTTTAAGTTCTTTTTACCTTTTGCTCGTTTGATTTTCGGATCAATTGTACGAATCTTATTAAGATGGAACAACTGCTCTGTCTTTTCACTTAGAGCAAAGATAGTGTAGTAATTATTATCTACTGGGAGATCTGAGAACTTCTTATAACCCATGTTAATACACTGTAAATATAGCTTCATTAACAGACGTTCTTCTGACATCTCAGAGATCTTTGTAAGCATTACTTTCAGATCAAAGTTACGCTTAGCCTCTGTTGAGATTACATTCTCATTTTTAATAATATTCCAGTATTTAGTAATTTCCTTACTTAACTCGTCACGACGAGTTTTTGCATATTTAGATGTAATTGATTTCATATTCAAGTGATTTGTTTTTTTAAATTAATACTTGACCGAAATACATCTACCAGTTGTGGTATGTAGCGGAATCAAACCGCTGTCTCCTTAAAGGCAATTCTATCACTAAACTAACATACCGAATATAGAAACTGCCCATCCAGCAGCCTCTATTATAATAGTACCCGTCCAGTACTATAAAGAATAGAAGAGTTGTATCCAATCCAACACAACTAATTTCTTATTATTTTATTCTTGACTTGACCCACAACATTTGCTATGCGTCCGCCACCTAAGTCAATACCAAGAGTTGCTAATAGAGGTCCCTCTATAGTAATCTCTTCTTTGGTACGATGTCCATTCTCTTTAGCATACTTCTGTATAGCTTCCTGATTGATATATTTTGAGTGTAAAGCCCCGTCCGAACAATTTCTCATACTATCAAACAAGATATCTACTACACAGTCGTAGTCTTTTTTCTTTATAGCTTCATCTAAAATACTTTTAGTAATTCCATCAAAAGCTAATTCATTACGAGTTCCATGAGAACCTGTAATAACATCTGCTACACGTAAAGCGACGTCTACAATGCTTACCAGTTCATAATCATTGCAACATCTCTGCCACCATAAAGGTCCTTTTCCACAGTAAAAGATGACCGTTCCATCCTCTCTTACTTGTAGTTTTTTACCTGTTTTTCTTCCACTTCCATCCTGAAAGGATATCTTTGAAAGGATTGCTGGTTCGCAACTAATAAGTATTCGCAGAAGTTCTACCCGTACAGGGTCAATTCTGCACGTAGCCATACCTATTGTTGTTCGATGTTAATGTTAAGGTTTACTTCCTCGCTATTCTGCGGTTCTACGCCACACTGGCGAGCATACTCAACCTGCATGCGTTCCTGCTCTTCCTGCATGCTCCGAACAGTACCACTAAGTTTAGTATACTTACGAGCAAGCTCTTCATAGAATGTGCATACACTTGTGTTATGAAGTGCCAGCAATTCATTGAGCATTGGCAATTCTTCAGCTGAGAAGAAGATAGGTTTACCACCTTTCTTTCCAATCCGGCTAATACAATCAGCGATTGTATCACGAGTTGCTTTAGCAAGCTGGGGCGGAACAAGGTTAAATACTAAATTCGGATCGTTACTTTCCGGATTCAACATGATCTTCGGTTCACCGTCAAAATCTTTCGGTAAGAACTTCAAACCGGTAATGTCGATAGGTTTAATCAGGAACACAGTTACTTCTTTCCGTAACGTATTCTTATCATTAAGTACGTCTTCCTTGTACTTAAGATCTGGATTTGTACCTACGATAGTATAGATCTGTTCTGAGAAGAAACGACCATACTGTTTTGCTACAGCCCGATAACGAGCAAGAATCTGAGAAGCAATATTAGCTTCAGGATTTGTCTGAGCACTGTTTGTGCTAGCAGTTACTTGTACTTCCATAAAAATGTTTCCTTTCTGAGTCCGTACTTGATATACCAATACGAACCATTTTTATACTTTTGGTTAATAAATAATTTTAAGCTCTCCACCTTTCGATTATTTAATGGCACTACAATAATGGTAGTGGTGAATTCAATCACATAATCTACTCAGCATAAAAATAATAAATGTTAATTTATTTGAAAATATCTGATAATGATAAGATCTCTGATAATTTTCTGTTATTTTATTTTAAAGACCCGTTTCGTCTTGTAGAGTAAGCATTCTCTACGGAAGGATAGAATAAATTGTTACAAAAAGTCTATCGACTCTTGCTGTTTCACTCAGACCTTTTTACGTTAGCTGAACTTCCAAATACGAAACGTCTACTCTATATCGCGATTAGATGCAATATAAAGACCTCGTCGTTGACAACTGGTATGTCTCAGAGGAATTAAAAAATTACGACATTCTGCGCGAATGAAGGCGGTTTTATCTAAACCTTACTAAAAATCACAAGCTCATTACCTATAGTATGACCCACTTGTACCTCTCGGATTTCTTATTTATACTGCACGAACACGAGGATTTCCACCTCTCATCGTCTCCTTGCTTGCTTAGCTGCTATTGCTACTAAGTGTACTCTCCCTTAAATCTACCGAGACAGGGTGATAGGAGGCAGGTCATTGACGAATCAGCGTTCTCTTTACATATATACTTGCGGTATATACTTTATGAGTTTCTAATGTCAGCGATGACGGTTGGCAGTCTGGGGTGACTCGTACTCCATGCGGTCTATCTTACAACTGATAATTTGCTACTTCTGTACTATCATTGAACTTCCCAATTTCATATATCAGGTTATCAGCCTAATACGAGATTAAACAATTGAAAACACATTTTACCATTAGCTGGTTTTCTTCAGCTTTTACTGTTTCAGATTAAGAATATAACTGTCATCACATTTATATTCACTACCTTCTGGTTGTAGGATTCCAACCCTACAGCAGCTTATATTCTTACTTTAGTAAACTTAGTTTAAGTACTTCTACTATATAGTTATTACTTCTCTTCAACTCAGGAGTGAGGCGATGCTTGTAATTAACCAGTCTTTACATATCTTGAAAGACATAAGCTCTGCTGTTTTTTAATAGGAGTCCCTAGCGTCTCCTTAAAGTCATTTTATATCATAATCATACTTGCTAAAGGTATGTGATAACTAGAATCAGGGTTATCGCGCCCTCAAACCGCTTAGACACTCTGGGTCTATTCATTCCTCATTCAATTATACTCACACGAACGAATAAGCACGTGAGTCACCTTAGACTTGAAAGACGGTATCAATCTCATATACCTCATCCCTTATACGTAAGTTCTTTTTCGGCACGCTAGTTACGGTAGCGCACAGGATTGGCTCCTGCTCCCTGGTAATCAGTCTATTTTCACCACAGTTTAGCATGGTTACTTAGGATCATTGCATGTCCAGCCTTCATATCCTTACTTTGTATAAGTATGTACCATAACACGGTTATCCTTACATTAGTATTAGTTATTTACTCCCTTTATATTACGAACCAATTATCGTAAAAACACTAGAGTTAGCCTATTTTTCCAATCAGGACGCATAGTTGCGCTTTTGTATGAAGCGAGGTTGGAACCCGCTTGTTGCGTTAGTCAGCCTTAATATTGTTCAACAATCCTTTTCCAAGGGATTGTTCAAGAACACTTTGTTCTTGTCTCAGCATCGTGTTTATATTCCTTTTTGAGTCACATCTTGATAGTGCATACGAATATAGGGATTTCGTTCCCTTTGAGCTGTTTGTAATTCAGTGTGTCTTCTCTTAAATTACGAGTCTTTAATTAATCAAATCACCAATCGGTTCTCATTATCATAATCTTATTTGAAGGTTGCTCACTCTCACCTCCTCTTACACAGGTTTCACGTGTGTAAGCTAACATCTTACCTTTTGTTATCTCAACTGTTTTAGCAGTATACATATTCTCAGATCATGTACTTTTCGGACCATGTGTAAATGAACACAAGCTTCCTGACACAGTGCGCATTGTCTTATTTTAGACACCGCTTGCCTTCTGCCGGAGTGATTTACGCTACAGTTTTACTCCTCTCGAACTATGACATAATTTTAGTATTTATAAAGCGGCTATTGTCATTAACTTTTTTCCGCTGAGGATTTATCTTCTCCTGCATCTAATGTCTCTGGTTTTACTGAGAAAATTTTTCCAGATGATAGGTTGATATTTGCAACTACCTTCCCACCACGGCATATATCAACTATGCCATCAGTTACATCTCTACTACAGATGTAATCAATTGGATCCATTTTACCCGGATCAAAACCATCCAAGCATTTACATAGATACCCTACAGACGAACGTAGGTACTGCTCTAGATATAAGGTATTATCTATACTTTGTTTCGTTTTAACTTCAAGAGTGTTACTTGATTCTCCTTGAATAATGAAGTACTCAGTTTGAACTATGACTTGATTTAACTCACGTCTAGCATTCTTGAAGTTACGAATAATTCGAGATAATCTTATCATCGAATTAAGTGTAGAAATATTCTTATTCTTCATTGTTAGAATCTTTAGTAAAAGGAGAAAGTGGTTTTACATCCTCCGGTAAGTTAGCTATACTATTTACTTTTGGAAATCCTGTATTTACTTCTTTTACTTTAGTTCTCCACTTAACAACCGGTTTAACTTCACCTGTTGTTGTTACATTGACGACTGCGTCTGTTGTTCCTTTTATGGATACTTCCTGAGTGTTTACATCGACAGCGATATTAATGGTGTCGATACTCACAGACGATTTCTCTTTAATTTGAGGCTTTGTCATAGACATTAGCTCCAAATATGAGGGAATCACAGGCTGTGCCTGTACTTTTTCAGTTGTACCTATTAGATTCCAGCCAACAAAAATACTGGCAAAGAACACTACTAGAACTGATAAAACTCTACTAGTCATATTGATTATGATTTAATTAGAGTGAAAGATTCTTCTCCATGTGAGAATACGCTTCCACGCACTAAGAATCCACAGCGTTAATCTTTTTTTTCAGCTGGTTTCTCCTCTTCTGCGGGTTTCTGTTCAGTAATAGGATATTCGCCGGATACGACGATATCTTTAGCTACTTCGTATTCTGCTAGACGGTCCATAGGATCACGATACAAGTTAATAACTTGACCGATAACCATACGAAGTTGATCATCTGTAGGCGTAGTCTTTTCCGGGAAGAAATTCATACGTACATTCTGAATGATCTTAGTAGCATTTTTCTTTGCTTCCTCAAGATCTATCTTCTTCTTTGGATCTTCGTCTGAAGAGATTATCATGTGATAATCATGGAGTACCTTAGTAATGTAATCATTACCAAGATTGTTGACAAGAGCCTGTAAAGCTTTGTCCTCAGTTACCTTCAACTCTGGATTTTCTTTTTGCTTCAAGCGGAAACGCTCCTGAATAAGAGCTTTTGCAGCTTGCATAACCTGCTCATCATTCCAGCCCATAGGCTTCATATGAGTGCGCAGTAACGAGTGTGCTACGATAGGAGACTGGTGCTGAGCAGTATACATATATACAGCTTTACCTAATCCATTGAACAAACCACTAGGTTCGATAATGGAGAAGATTTCAGTAATCCAATCGAATACTCCACGATCGTCTAATTCAAGACGTTTGTCAGCATTCTGTTCCTTCGTAATGCGGAGATTGCGATACCACTCTACAATGTTCACAAGGTTTACGGCAATATTACGATCCTTACGAATCAAATATTCAAGAGCAGCCTTGATCTGTTCGTCAGTTGAAATCTTTTCGATATCCAACTCAGGAATTTCAGGAGCTGCACCTCCCATATTTGCAGTATGCTTATCTTTCAGTTCGTCAGGAGTCTCTGACTTACTGAAATCAATAGCAAGCTGTTGTTCACCGTTAGGGCCTTCAATAGCCTTTGGAGCTGCTAATTTGATGCCCATCATTTCAGCTACTTCGTTGAGCGGAATGATCTGATCCGGCGAGATCTGAACAATGAACTCACCACGATCGGTACGTTCAATGAATTCATTCTTAACTTCAACCATTGCCAACAACCATACAGCATCAATTGCTTGCGCTGTCTGAATATACTTTTCAGGATATTGTTCTTTGAACTCTTTGTTGTTGATAAAGCGCTGATAGCCATAGTTAACTAACATGGCTTTAGCATCTGTGGAAGACTGACTGTTCTTTACAGTACCGTCAATTGGTATACCTAATTGTCTACCAAGAGCCGTAGCATCAACTTCTTCTGCTATTACTGTAGGAACTTTGCCTTTAGCCTTTGGCTTAGCTTGTTCAGCACCTTTCTGGGCGGGCTGCTTGTTAGGAGCTTTAGCCTCAGCTTTAGGTTCCTGCTTCTTTTCCTCCTTTTTAGGAGCTGGAGCTGGAGCCTTAGGAGCTTCTTCCTTCTTAGCGGTTGCTGCCGGAGCAGCTACTTGAGGAGCATTAGCTTTCTCCTCCTTCTTGTTCTCAACTTTGGTTTCAACCTTAGTAGATTCTTTAGCAGCGATTTTTGCTGCATCTGCTGCAGCTTTCTTAGCTGCGTTCTTTTTAGATGACATTTTGATAATGTTTTTAAGTGTTAATAAATAAAATTGTTTCTCTTTTTTTGGTATAGAAGAATTAACTATCATCTTCTATATCTGGCGAGTCTCGTCCCTTAGTAGTATGACTGTTAACTAGTACTCCTTTGAATAATGGATAGTGTGAATTGTAACTCACAACCTCAGGATGACCAACGGTAGGACCTTCTGTCACTGTCGCTACAAATTGTGTGCAATCCATACTTCCTTCATTGAAGGTACTAATTAACTGAGTATAAGAAGTAAGTTCGCTATTACTAGACTTAGTTACTTCTTTACTCAGCATACCTACTAATAGACCAGCCAGAATGAAGGATATGTATATCCACCACATTCTAGTACTACGGAATATCCGTGTACAGATAAAGGATCCTAAAAGGATCACTAAAATCCAAGCTGCTGTCATAATTAGTAAATTTTAATTAGTTAATAATTGTTTTAATTTATCTCGCGCTCTATTGAGCCGAGATTTAACCTGTGACTCTGTGAGTCCAAGTTGTTCAGATATCTGCTTGTAAGACAGATTCTGTATCGAACGTAGTTCAATAATATTCCTATACTTAAAGCGTAAGCGTGACAAGGCACTATCTAGCATCGAACGGGTTTCATCGAAGATATAATCTTCTTCAGGAGAGCAACCTGCAGTGTCACTCAACTGGAAACAACTGTCACTGTCGTCAATCCAATAGTTCGCGCTTTCTTTCTTTGTTCTACGAATATAATCAATACTACTATTGATAGCTATAGTCTTTAGCCACATCTCAAATGATATATTTGTTACGTAGCTATCTAACTTGCTAAAAGCTTTAACAAAAGTAATAGACAATAAATCATCTGCTGCATCTTTATTATTAACAATACGATATATTGTTACATAAATAATCTGCTTATACTTTTCATAAAGCTTAGTAAAGGCAAGCTGGTTGCCTTCTTTTGCCTGTTTGATCAGTTCGGAAATCTGTTGTTTTTCTAAATCTGTCATAATTACGGGCTTTAAATAGTGAGTATGGAGCCGATCAAAGCTCCATACCCTTAAAATGGTAAACCAAGTATCCATTTAGCATGCCATTCCTCCCAATCTCTTGAGAATTTTTTATAAGTATCCCAGATACATTCCATGAATCTTATCTTCAACTCAAATGAAACTTTATTTGCATCTAACTTATTAACCATACCACATACGATTCGTACTCTAACATCTAATGTTGTCTTAGAATCTTTTCTAATTCTTTGAAGGATATTAGTATCGAACCAATATATTATGTGGTTTACTGGTTTAGCATCTTTGAAATCTGTTGTTTTTCGCTCATTATAAGCTATCTTAACAAAGATATTCCAGTCTGGATTCCAGTTATACAAGCTATAAAGTTTCCCAGTTGTAGAATACACATGATTAGTTAGGCAGTATATATCACTATATACTTTCTTAGTTACCATTGTCTTTTACATTGTTTTGCTATCTGCATTACTACAATGTGAGCTTGAGCAAGAGACCAACCAGTGTTCTCAATGATATAAAGCTTAGTAGCATTAATACCTCTACCAGCAATAGAGATATCTTCAAGATAGCGATTTGTGAAATCTTTTAACTGATCATCAGTTATATCAGGTTTCTTACTACCGCGTACACTTTTCTTGTAAGGCGGTAACTTACACATATCAGAGTATTCAAACTCTTTAAATATGCATAAATCAGGATTATGTAGTACAGTTTGGATTTCATATGAATCCTCTTCTACTACTCTGAACTGACCTCTTTGAATGACGTCGTTCATTACTAATGCTCTTGGTATTCTTAATACAGGAGCTTCACCTACAACATTTGCAAGTAATTCGAAACTATCAGTATAAATATGATAGATTCCCGGACGATTTAGTTTCATAACTATGATTTTTTATTGATTTCATTACTAAAGTTGTTTTGAATAACTTCTAATAAACTCGATAGAGATAAATGAGGAAATTTCTCATTCAATGACATAGCTGCTTCCATGTCTGTTCTACTGTTATTAATCATCTTAATAACTTCTTTCTGTTCTGTTTTAGACTCGAAAGAAAACCATTTCTTTATCTGCATGTTTCTTCATAATTTTTAATTGCATCATCCAGTTTTCGCCATTTGTCCATGTCTAAATTTGTAGCTTCTACAAGATAATAGATAGAACATGTGCGTCTAAAGACTCCTCGAATATACATCATACCTTCACGATAATGATATTTATTCTTGTACTGTCTTGGAACATTAGCATGAAGTCTGTTAATTAATTCAGTCTTCATCTTCATCTCAGTTGAGGCTTTCTCCCATGATTCTGGTAGATTCTGCCTAATAAAGTTCATTAATCCCATTCCAAATTAATTTTATTGATTAAAATTAGTTATTAATTGTAGTAGAAGGCAGATTCGAACTGCCTATCTCTTGGTAACATCCAAGGCTTCACACCATGCAAAGCTTTTCTACTCCAGCTTTTTACGACATTAGCTTAGCCGTTTGGTTTATCTCACGCTGCTAAGCGTGTATAATCCATTACATAACTTGTATTGCCAGTTATCTGCTTATTGACCTATTCTACTTCACATTGTTGCAATCAAAACCATAATGCCCCTTATCTACCGTTCAAAGATTTAAGAACTTGGCGCACGGTAGAACACGATCAAAAATCCTAGTTCTTTTCCTTGTATTGCTTAGAGCTATCCGAGGTGAGGAATGTGGAGCATGAGGGAGTCGGACCCTCGTCTTACAACTGATTCATAGACCTAACAGTCAATTGTGGCTATGTAGGCGACCAAACCTACATAGCCTGTGGTCTTTTAATTATTGTCAAATTTTTTATATAATGCCTTGATAGCTGATCTAGAGGTATAGTCTCTTCTGATTCCCCACCAGATAACTATACGGTACAGAGTCAGTATCTCTACTGCTCAACACTACTCTAATTGCCGACTTGATATCATGAAAATGCTATTGCATAATATACTCGTCTGAGTATAGAATCTATACATCTATATTGCGCAATTTAAATATACATCTTCACGATCTTAGGCACATGATCAGTGGCACGTTGTCAAATGTCCTCTCTCCGGCATCGGTCAGTATTACTACTGCCTTACACTTGTTTGAGTCTACGTTAATTCGTAGAGTAGCTGCTTATTATCAGGGGCAAGCCCTCACCATACGCATTCATACCACTACAGCTTCACTATATAGTCAGTATTGTTACTGCTAAAGTATCATGCTTGGACTTTGCGTGGAAGTGTTATCTTCTCTCCAGAGTAAGATTACGCCAATTCCATTCCCAGTTGGCTTTCGGATATTGTTCCGTCAGAGCATCAATCTGCTCTTTCTTCTTCGTGTCGGACTCTCCGATAAGCTTATCTGCGGTTCGTTTCTTTTCAGCGATTTCTTTGTGGAAGTCATCAATAGAGATGTCGCCGGAATTCAGCTTGTTGTCTAATTCAGTAATCTGTTTTGTGTAGTTAGTACTGATCTTCGCAACTTCGTTTGCGTGGCGCATGTTAATGCAGGTACGCTTACGAATGTACGAACTCATATTTACACAATTCATCAGACGCGCAGTGAGTTCTTCCTTGCGCTTCTCTGAAATTCGTTTCGCTGCTTCTTCAGCAATCTCTTTTGTTACTGTTGCGTCTTGTTTCAACACAGTGTCGATATTCTCCGCTGTGATTTCGCTTACTTTTACTTCTTCTTTTGCCATTTTGAAATAGTTTTAAGAGTTTGATACTTTATTTAATTAACACTAAATTATTTCTACAAAATCACACGATGTAAAGAAATGAGCTTTTGCATATAAGCAAGTAACTCTCATATAACCTAGTTTAAAGGTTAATGTTACATATTGATGTGTGTCATGTAAGTTTTGAGCTATTATTTCATCTAGTTTCCCAAAATAGGATATAGCTCTGACCCTTTCAGCAGTATTATCTGTAGGTTTGATCTTAACTACAGTCTTACCACAGTTCATGCTGCTCTTTTATTTGCAAGATATTCTTTACGAAGACGTCTCTTGCGTTGTTTGCATGATTCACGTCTGCCTTCTTTAATAAGCTGACGATGTTCATAAGCTAAATACTTATGTACTCTTTCTTTGTTGAGAATACCTAAATATACAGCTTCTCTAGCTAAGTTTTCAGCCGCTTTCTTTTCTTTAGCTGCTACTATTTTAGCTATGTCTTCTTTTGTAAGACCTCTCTTCTGAAGTCTTTTAATCATTGCATTGTATTTCATTTGATATGAATTTTTAAAATTAAAGAACTGTTCTATGTATTTGTACATCTTATTTCATAGATATCCCTCATCCTTCTCTCACTTTATCTATAGAGTTATAGATTGTCGTTGTATGACCGTTATGTTTGACACATATTAGGGCTCTGGAATTATTTACAGTTCTTTTGGGTTGATTGGAATCCACCATACTAACAATTTAATTAGTAATATATAACAGCGGGCAGAGGCTCTGGCGGAACCTCTTTGCTTGGACTGTTCTTTGGTATCATTCTGAGTTTACACTCATATTGACAAACACTACAGTCAACAGTATTGTTGCGTGTAGGACATAATTTTACTGGTATTTCTTTACCAGTTAAGTTTGAATCGCTCATGATCGTCTCGGTTGAACAAATGCTTGCATAACATAGGTTTACACAGTTCTCCGAACATCTCTGCCTGTGATTCTTCTTTAAATTCTAAGGAAGTACCGACAGCAGCATAGGAATAACCAAGCCCATTGCTAGAACCCACAGTGAGCAACCCAGCAGATTCTTTACTTCTGTGATCAGTATATACCCAACCCCAGACAAAATATCTTACTGTTCTTTCATCAGAAAGATCTGGTTTCCAGTCTCCTCTGATTGCTTTTGCAATTGTTTCCAACTTGATGAAGTTCCTAGTTTCATCGCTCAGTTTGTAGCTTTTATAATTGGCTACAGGACTAATTTTTAGTAATTTGCAAGCATCCTCGTAAGGATGTTCTTTACTCAATTCTACCATTTTTTGATCTTTTATAAGGTTCCAGCTTCTTATGTTTAGGACGTTTTTTATATTCCGTCTTATTCTTAGTTTCCTTCTCCTTGTTTGCCATAACTAATAAAGTTTTATCAGTTTGTTGATAACTCTTAAATGATCACTTAAGTAATCGAGATCATTTTCTTTTAAGATTATTCTCACGGGAAGCGATGGGTATTCTGTTTCTATCAGATACTTAATTGCTACTTTATGAGCTCTTAACTTCTCATTTCTAGCAATTGCTATAGTGAGTAGTTCGCAGAAGTTCACAGCATTAGAAGAAATGATACTAAGATTGTTTCTTAGATCAATACAGAATTCTTGAACTAATCGTTCAATTGGAATTGTTTTCTCAGCTGGAGTAACTTTTCCTACTAAGATTCCGGCAGTAATTATATCTCCTACTTCAGTATCATTAAGATACTTAATAGATGATTGTGATACTCCGTCCCCATTCACATTCTTTACTAATACTTTTAGCAAAGCATCTAATGTTTTTTCATCTGAAGATGTAAATTCTCCAGTAAAAGTGATAAGAATTGCTTTCATAAATTATTGATTAATTATTTCTACTTTAATTTCGTATTCTTCTAGCTGTGCTAACATATAATCTGTAGCCATACTAGATTTGATAAGCACGTAGGGACAAAAATCTAACTTATCTCCAGCTTTCATCCTACATATTGGTTTTGCTTCAGCTAAAGTAAAACCTAATATTTTGGTTAGTGCTAGTAAATTAGCTAGAAAATGCTCTGTGTTTAAGGTAATGGATTTTAAATACCTTTGCGATTCCTTTTTCATTTTTTACATAATCTTAAATTGTTAGTTAATAATAGTGACGACGCCTAGGGCACTCTAGGATAATTTAATAAGACGTGTAAGTGCCTACACGAATCCTACATCAAACGACTTTTCTAAATTGTTAATAAAGAAACCATTTGTTAATAATAAATCTAAGTCTTTTTTAAGTGTTAAAAATTTATTAGATTAGCTCTCTGTTTAAACACTGAACATATGTTCCTTAGAAGTTGCCAATTCCTAAGTGTGTACCTGATTTTAACGTCCGCACGATTGTAATATTTGCAATTATCAGTACTAATTAGAGCAATTGCCACTCTTCTTCTCCCGCTTAAAAATACTACTTACGCCCCACAGGTTTGTCATTTTCTGACGACGCCACATCTATTCTCACGAACTAATGTAGCTTGGCTGTAAATAAAGTTTAATCTTTACTTCTTTTTTACTTCATTAACGCCTTAATGAGTCTCTTGGATTCCTTGCAGAATCTACACTTAACATGGGTGTAATAACGTCTTTTTGTATAATTGCGCCATGTTGCACATCCTTGTATCTAGATTTGTTTGACTCATATATGTTAACAATGTCAGCAATAGACAATGATGTACCATGTGTCATCAAAATATCTACTAATATTACGTCTGATAAAGACAAAAATACACTGTCAACACGTTGACTTTCCTTCAAATCATTTCTGGCTTGAAGTACATCCTGTACAGTTAATACAGGTTCTACCTCTGTTTGAGGTTCTTGTGATACATTCTCCTTTTCAGGATTAATGCTCTCAGCTATTCGATCATGACCGAAATAGACTGATACTCCTACGAATATGGCTAATACCAATGCAAATAGGATACTCCAGAAGATAGTATTTCCTCTGTTTGGCTGACGATCAAGTTCTTCCATACTTTAGCCCTCCGTTTCTTCGTACAATGATTGAACAACTTTGATACTTTCAGCTACTTCGAATTCTTGGTCTTCAGTGCTTACTAATGTTGTATCGTCACTTACTACAGCATAACAGAATGATGTTGATGCAATGAGAATTTCTTCTCCTGTCTTTTTGTCATGTACAATAAAACTTTTCTTTTTCATTTTGATAATGTTTTTAATTGTTAATAATTATTTAATAGTATCACCTACAAAGTATACATTCATATACAGATAATCTGCAACGTATGCTTTATATTCATCTCCAGTAACAGGATTTACTAAGTAGAATACATAATCTTTATCAGTTTCCTGATATTTATTTGTTAATATGTATCTCTTAAACCTCATTTGCAAGTCTACAAAATTGTAGGGGTCCTTAGTATCTTCAGTAATTTGTTTATAGATTAATAAACTTAACCAGCAAATAACTAAAATAGATACTACAATCATACTAATCCTATTAAGGATGTTGTGATTCTCTTTTACTTTGACTGTCATCTCTTCTTATTTCTCTCCACAGTGAAATGTAACCTACTATTACTACTAACACTATAGCAATACATGCAATAATTAGGAGTGCGTTAAAGATTGTAACTGATAAATTTACTTCTACTGTGTGCATAGAATTTTAGTTTATATTAACTGCACTTTCTTGTATATGTCATACCAAAAATCGTAACCTTCGTCTGTTTTACTCCAAGTAAATGATCTTAGTATAATACCGTGTGGAGAGTCTGTCATTAAGTTAACAATCCGTTTTGTTTTGTTATAGTTTGACCTTACTAGGCTATTAGCTTCTGTATCTTTAATAAGATTTCTTACAAAAGCACTTAAAGCTTTCTCTTCTATGAGTAACTTAAGCAATTTATATGACATTTCAGTTACTATTAAATGCTGTAAAGATTGTTCTTTCTTCATATTACTGATTATTGATTAATACTCTTAAATAATTTAAACACATTAGCTTCATATGCAAACTAGGAAGATTTGTTTTAACATATTACTAGACCACTATCGCCACGATGAGGCTGTGTTTGTGATAGGGAAACTACTACAATACCTTATTAGCTACGGATTTTACATGTAGTAGTTTTGAGATGGTTTTACCTAGCTTTAACAGTCTTGTAATTCAAATACCATTTCGTCACCAAGTTCATTGATGAGGTCATTCATCGTTGTTTTGGCTGTTTCACGTGGTACGTTTGACAATACTGTCATTGGTAATTCATCAGTTGCTTTCTTTACTTCGATAGCACTCTTACCTGTTATTGGAGCAAGAGCTTTACAAACTTTAACTGTACCTACAGAGCCTTTAGATGTTAATACAAGATTAACATTTGCAGATTCTTTTACTGTTTCGGCAGCTACTGTTGGTGCTGCTGTTATGGTAGGTTGTGCGGGTTTTAAACCTTTACTTTCAAGATATTTCTGAAGTTCTACAGCTTCAGCGGTTGTTAATGCCATTAAGGCGTCACCGAGTTTTACGATCTTTTCATCCATGTTTCAAAATGGTTTTAAAATTGTTAGTAACTGAGTTTTTTACAACTGACATAATGTCATTCACAATCTCTGCTTTCGAAACATGAGGTGAATACAATACATCGGTTATCCATGGCTGAGATAATTCAGCCCGTACTTCGTTGTCAATGGTAACAAGTTCAGCACGATTACATTTAAGTAATTTCTGACGTTTTGTTGCCATTACGGATGCTGTCATATGAATTACTTTCATATTCAGCAGTTCGTTAGATAAACTGTGCATCTTTTTTAAAGGTTTAAAAATTAATAAATTATTTTAGCTTTGATTCTGTATTTTCACTGGCTTATCACAGTCGTTTGGCTACATTAAAGCTAAAGTAAGCGCATTATATTCGCCCTCATGATTTGCAGTCATGCGCAATAATAACTATGCTATTCTCTTACTTTAGTAATTTGAGACTTCTTTATTGGTTACTTCTTGCTCAGGGAAGACCTCAACTATTTTCTTCTTTTCTAGTTTCGCATCGTCATAGTTAACAGGTGCGACAACTTCGTACTTAAAATGATACTTATTGTTCAGTTAGTATCATACTGTCAAGCACTATTATGGCTAGATAGTGACCCTGGCATTTCTCCATTACTTGCTTAGGATTAGTTCGTTATTGCCTTAAAGAGTTGCACCATAGCGAACCTAACTATGACTCTACCACGTGGATTGTAATACAATTTAGATATCCTTAGCAGTGCATAGCGTATCTATATCTAATATTGTATTATTCTTTGACTCCGTATTCACCTACAGCAGTAGGACTTTTAGGACTTGTCACCTTCCTTGGTTACGTTAAAGAAAAGAGTTATAATAATATAGTATGTTAGCGCTACCTAACTATTTACAAGGACATACCTTACCTCTATTATTATAACTGTACGTGGTCAAACTTATCCATCTCGGACTTGTAGTTATTTGCATTTCGAAGATTATCTACTTTGCGACAAATCTGTTTTTATAGTGAATATTGTTTTTCTATTTTGAAACTACACTATCTTCACAGACTATGTAGTTGTTCTTCTCTTTAACTAAGAAAAGAGGTGTTATCTGGGTTCAAAAAGGTCTTTGAAAAAACTCTTAATCGCCACCGTCTTCCACGGCTTGCGTTAGATTTCCCTACCAAGCTCTTACGAGTATTTATATAATGATAGCACTGATGATTAAGAGTTTATATCATGATTATATTTATTGCATTTTACACCTAAAACTTATAATCACGTGACGCATAGCCTGAATATTACACGTTCTCTATCAGTCCACAGAATTCACTGCTTCACACGGTAGCTGAGTACGCCCTTACGTCTGCCAACTATACTATTATAAGAAACTGGTGCCCTCAATGTCTTGGGAAGTTATTGAGTTTTTTTATTGTTGTTGTCGATTATTGTCTTTTAAAACCAGTTTTTTTGTCATAATGGAAAACTGGTAAACCATTTTGCTAAGACCTCGAATTTTATTTGCGGGTTATGACTTCATCTTTGTGTCCAATAGTAGATTAAACTACCTATTCCTAATATAGCAGGAATTGTCATTATTGGATATTCAACATGCATAGAACCTAAAAACATAAATTCTATGGTTGCGCATACTATTCCTACAATATAGATAATAGTACTTAAACATGATTTGTTTTCTTCTTTCACATTTATATTATTTAATTGATTGATTCAAATAAATACCAAGCTTTCAGCAACTCTGTTGGGAGTACTTGGAATGAGCAATGATCGGTTCGTATCTAGCATTTCCAACAATGTCTAGAATTGTCACGATGTTCTTTTAGGGCGCGAACTAACCTGCCACCATGGAATTTGTTATTTCGTGTATGAAAATACAAATGAAAAGGATAGACTATTATTTCTCCGGTCTATCAGCAGATTTTCACTTGTAACAACTCTTCACTTCGGTGGTCTATGTTACCTAACCACGCTAGCACTTACATTGGTTTTCACAAACGGCTAGTGTTCTAACTTTAAATTCATAATGATGAAAGTTTGGAGTATATACGCTTTCAACTTTTATGTTTAACAAAAAATGGTAATTTTCATTTTTATGACTTCTCATAAGGTATTGCAACCCGAATTAACCAATAATATATTCATGCTTTTTAGCATCATAGATGCGAATACTTCTTGAAATATAATTAAAATTATTCTTCCTTCTGTATTTTCTTGCATCTTTTAATTGATAATATGAACATATAAATTCACCATCATCGAATTGGACTTGATATCTTTTCATGTATCTAAAAAATTATGTATTAAAATCGACTATCTCAAATTATTTAGGCATAGTGCAATCGCGAGAAGGTGTGGCTTTTATACCACACCTTTTGCAGTTAATCGTCTTCAAACGATAACTTTTTTACTTTTTTTGCTACACTTTGCACTAAAGCCTCGTCTCCTCCTTCGTGGTCGTTTTGTTTTGCTTTCTTAGCGGCTGCAATTTGCCGCTCTTTTTCAAGCTGTTTTTTTGCAGGTGTAAACATTTTTCCCGTTCCGGCATCAGTTTCTAGACCGTTCACCCAAGCGCGTTTTGCTTTTCTTACTGTATTTTCGATAGGTGTATCTTTCCCGTCTGCATCTGTTTTACATGTAGACGTTACCCAAATAGTACGGAAAAGTTTACGCCCTTTCTCATCCGTTTCATCAGTCTCATCTCCTTCCTCCGCTAAAATCCAGTCACCTGCTTTAATACCGTTATCCTCGTTATCGTTAACGTAACGACGGAAATACGGCTCTGGCGCCTCTACTTCAAAGCGGTTGAGGTTAATCGTTGGATAAGTAGGTTTTTCTCCCTTTTCGATAGCTTTTACCCCTTTATTCCAAATCTTTTCGAACAACTTCATAACACGTTCATCATTCGGAAATAAAACAGTCCTAAAGGGCGATATATTACGAGATGAGTTAAATACATTCGTAATGTCGCCACTCTCCAAAAGGTTTTTTAGTTCTTCCTCA